GCGTCAGATGTGTATAAGAGACAGACGTATATATATCTATATTTTTATATACGTATATAGCTATTGTTTGTAGTAGATATTGAATATATGTTTTAGGATATAGGAAATTTATCTCACTACGTTCGATAAAAGGTAATCGCTTAGCGATTACCGATAGTTAGTAATAATTAAATTTTTCGTGATGATGAAAACAGATAAAAACAAGTGGAAGAACTTTGTGTTCCTTTTGCTTCTAGGATTTACTATTTACCTTTGCTTCAGGAATTACAAACTGAATTCATATATCAGTCAACTTCCTGATTCATCGGTCATTGGCATTCCTGATACAATCAAACTGAAAGAGAACTTCAAACCCGTAATTCCATATACACAATTGGTTCAGCCCCAGAGAATTCTTCTCTACGACTTCTATCGAAACAGTAGCAATTCGACTAAACCCCAGGCTTCTGATTCAACAGCGGTTACTTCGAATAGGATTAGTAGAGAAGATTCTCTGGTCCAATTTACCTTGGATAAAAACCAATTGAATCTAAGTTTATTCAACAAAGAAACAAACTCCTATTCAACGAGAATGTTTAACATGGACTTAGGTAAGTATAAGTACAATTGGTATGAAGGTCAATTAACTCAAAAAAGAATTAGAAAACTAACTCTAAGTCCATACGTTTATGGTAAATATAGGGTCTTTAATCAAATGTTAGACATAGGGACAGGCCTTTCAATCAAGACTACTAATTTCAATTATAAACTCGGTATAAATGCTTTTCATTATCCGAAGTTCTTTTCGGGAATAAAAGCTGACTTAGAGTTTTCAGTAACATATAACTTTTGATTATGGCAAAGAAGATTAACATAGAAACTAACACATCTGCTCTCACAAGGGAAGAACTAGCAACACTTGCTAAGGTTAGTAATGATGTTTTTTACTTTAGCCTTTTCACTTATGTGATACACCCTATGAGGGGAAAGGTAAGATTTGAACTTTACCCGTATCAAAAATCGGTTCTGTATAATTTCGTAAAAGAACGTTTCAATATTCTGCTTAAGTTCAGACAGGCAGGTATTACAGAGCTTATTTCTATGTACTGCCTATGGTTGGCAATGTATCATCCTAACAAGAAGATTAACATTATCTCAATCAAGGACACAACAGCAAAGAAGGTACTTAAGAAGATTAAGTTCATGTACAAAAACCTGCCATGGTATTTACAGACACCGATTATAAATGGTCGTTCGGGAGAATATGGTTCTGCATCAATGATAGAGTTTGATAATGGCTCATTCATAGAATCTATCCCAACGTCTTCTGAAGCTGGTCGTTCGGAATCTCTATCCTTATTGGTAATTGATGAAGCAGCAGTAGTTAGATGGGCAGCCCAGATTTGGGCAGCCGCTTTTCCTACTCTTTCCACTGGTGGAGCTGCTATCATCAATTCCACTCCTTATGGAGTTGGTAACTTTTACCATTCTACTTGGGTTGATGCTATTGCAGGTGGGAATCCATTTAACCCACTCAGATTGTATTGGCAAATGCACCCAGAACGAGATATTAATTGGTACAATGAAATGTCTTCTGCTTTGGGAACCAAAAGAACTGCACAAGAAATTGATGGTGACTTCTTATCATCTGGAAATACGGTCTTCGACTTAGCTGACATAAAAGCTATCGAAGACTGTCTTAGTGATTATCCGGTTATTAAGAAAAGATTCAATGGTCAATATCGGCAATTCTTAGAACCAGCACCAGATAAGGAATATTTCATTGGTGCTGACGTTTCAACTGGTAGGTCTTCTGACTACTCTGCATTTACTTGCATGGATAAACAAGGAGAAGAACAAGCAGTATTCAAAGGTAGACTTTCAGTAGATAAGTATGCAAGGTTACTTGGAGATACAGGGCATTTGTTTAACTTTGCTACCATTGCTCCAGAATCCAATGATGTTGGATTAGCAGTAACTTCTGCTCTTCAAACTGAAGGTTATCCTAAACTGTATTATTATCAGAAAATGCTTAAGAAGAAAGGTAAATCTAGACCTGAGGTAGATAAATCTCCAGGATGGTTAACTACACAAAAGAACCGTTCTGTTATTGTAGAGGGACTTGAACAGGATATTCGAGAAGATAATATCACTGTTAAAGACCCTTTCTTTGTTCAAGAAGCATATACCTTCATATATGATGGTTTAGGTAGGCCAGTTGCAATGGGTAAGCATAGAGCTAACAACTCTACAGTAGATGTAGACCTAGAAGGGGATGTATATGCAGATGACTCTATATTCGGTAAAGCAATCTGTAATCACATAAGAAAAGGAAAAACTAACGTAATAGTACAACCGAAATGAAAAAGCTCAATTTTAATTGGAGTTGGGGTAGAAAGAAAGACCCACCTCCTGAATCAAACAAGGAGCCAAGCAAGCCAAAAGCTGCTGCTATATCTCCTGGTAGAGTATCAGTGGATGAAGATAACTCTTTACTCAGTACTCTGAAAGGGATGACCGTAATGGTAGACCCTTCTTTTCGTGTTGAAGTAATCCCTTTGATTCGTGATTTATATAAGGTAAATCCGGATATGGGCATTGCTTTGCAGGATATGTTTAAGTTGGCAAACACAGGTCATACTGTAACATTCCCAAATAATTCAGATGCCGAAGCAGATAAGATGAGAAAACATCTTACCGAAGCTACAAAGAAATGGTCCAGGTATACTGCTGGTATAGACGGTCTAGTTAATAAGATGATTGTACAATGCCTTGTTAGTGGAGCTATATCTGTTGAAGGAGTTCCAAATGATAGGCTAGAAGGTTTAGATACAGTCTTATTCCTTAGACCAGAGAACATTGTTTTCAAAAGGGAGAACAATGGAGTATATTCTCCTTACCAGAGGAATAAGAATTACTTTGTTAAGCACCAAGATTATATCAAACTAAACCCAGAAACTTATGTGTATGCTGGTATGTTTAATGATACCGATGAACCTTATGGGATTCCTCCTTTTATGGCAGCATTGGATTCATTAAAAGGTCAACATGATATGAAGGTTAACTTCAAACACATAATGGAGATGGTTGGTATGGTAGGATTCTTGGAAGCTAAGATGACTAAACCAGACCAGAATCCTAATGAAAGCTTACAAGCTTACCAGAATCGTCTTGAACGTACACTAAAGGATTTGAAAAGAAATCTTCGTAATGGCATGAAGGACGGAATAGTAACTGGTTATATTGATGACCATGAGTTTAAACTCAATTCAACTACCAAGGAGCTTGGTAATATTGAGAAACCCTGGAACATGAATCAGCAATCAGTTGCAAATGGTTTGGGAGTTAATGGAAACCTTATTGGAGTTAGTTCAACAACGGGAGAGGGAGCAACGGGTATAATGCTGTCTAAATTAATCAGCCAGTTAAAAAATATCCAAATGCTTGTAACTTATGTATTGGATTTTCTTTATTCTCTAGAACTGCGTCTGGCAGGCTTTGATAATAAGGGAATAAAGATATCATGGGGAACTTCAACTATCTCTGATGAAGTTAAGGTTCAACAAGGTCTTCAGTATAAAATCCAAAACCTGGATTTATTATATAAGGCTGGTATCATTAGCCAAGACCAATATGCTTGGGCAATGGGTTATGATTCTCCTGATGAGAATGAACCAAGAGTTTCACTTGAGGACCAATTTGCTAAAGGCGGTAACTCAGACCCTCAAGAAGGAACTAAGAAGAAGCAAAGGCAAGATGATAAAAATCAATCTGCTCGTAGGTCAAGAGATAAAACTAATCCGGCTCCATCTCGTGGAGACCAAAATACAAAAGCAAGATGAGTAAATTTACTAAAAGAAACAAAGAGCATCTTGATTCAATGGTGATTGGCCAGGGTCATACCATTATGGTTGGGTATATCCCAGAAGCAGTTGGAGCCCAGGCTTTCTCAGAGAATTATTACAAATGGAAGACTCCGACACCGGATACCATTGCTCAATTTGGATTTTGGGGAGGAGATATAGATTATAATACCTATTATCCAAACCTTGATAAATCGGAACTTACTCCGAAGGACGAAGAGTTCATAGAACCAATGTTTAGGTTACTTTCTGAAACGATTGTATCCAAGAACTGGAATCCTACTGACTTTGGTCAGAATGGAGTACTTAAGGCTTCCATGAAACTGTTACTCGGGCAAACAGTAAATTGCGACCATGAAACAAATATTGGTAATGCAATTGGAGCTGTATCTCAAGTAATGTGGCAGGAGTCTTATAAGGATGGAAGCTTTACTATACCTGCAGGTATCAACGGTATTTTGAAGATTGATGGTAAAGCTAACCCAAGAATTGCTAGAGGTATTCTTATGGAACCTCCTTCAATTCATAGTAACTCGGTAACAGTACAGTTTAAGTGGGATAAATCACACCCAGGAATGGAAGATGGTGAATTCTACCAAAAGCTTGGTACTTATGACTCTAAGGGTGAAATGATTCGTAGAGTAGTTACTGAAGTAGTTCGTTATATGGAAACATCTCTGGTATCTCATGGAGCCGATTCTTTTGCTCAAAAGATTGGTGAAGATGGTAAAATCATTAATCCAACCTTTGCAAAAAGAACCTGGTCTTCTTATGAGGAATATCGGGATGACAAGTCCAAACAGTACTTCTTTACTGACTACAAAACAGACTTCAACTCATTCCAAGAAAAGGACAATACTCCAGATTCTTTTAATGATAATGGTACCCAAGAAAATCATAATCCTAATAAAGAAAATATGAACAAAGAATTGCAAGAATTTTTAGAAAAGCTTTTCGGAGATAATATGTTATCTCTTGCAGAAGGTAAAGAAATGACTCAGGAAGAAGTTATTTCTTGTATTCAAAGCTTGGTATCATCCAAAAACAGTCTTCAGACAACGGTAGATAATCTTACTACAGAGAAATCTTCTCTTACAGAACAGATTACCAATCTGAATGCAGAAGTTGCAAACTTGAAGGAAATGGCAACTGTAGGAAAGAATCATATTGCTTCTCTCCGTGAAGATGCCGTTGCTACTTACAAGAAGCTGATGGGTGACAAAGCCGATGAAACTATTGTTACAATGTTGAATGCCGAAACTACTGGCATCGTTACTCTTATCTCCTTGACTAAGGATTATCAGAGTCGTCTGGAAGAAAAATTCCCAATGGTATGTGCAAGCTGTGGTTCTCACGATGTAAGCCGTGCTTCTTCTGTTGCAGAGAATGACAATGAGGATAAAACCAAGAAACCTGCAACTACTTCAAATGCAGAAGCCAAGTCTACTTCGGAAACCCTTGAAGACTTGTACAAGAAGAAATTCAAGTAATAATCGATAAATATCACTGTTATGACTAAAATCGTAAACAAAGACCAGCCAATGACGCTGTTTGGGGAAAAGACCCCAAGAGCGGTGATTTACAAAAGTGAATCACACAAATTGCACCAAGCTTTCTGTGTAAAAGATGGTGAAACAATTTTGCAAGGTATGCCGGTAGCTCTTGGAGAAGACGGTTTAATTGAACCTTACACTGAATCTACTCAGGTATATATCGGAGTGGCAGTAACCGACAATGTAAATCCTGCTTACCAGGCACAGAACAAATTCCCAGTAGAGGTAACTGTTGCTGTGGAAGGTTACATGATTTGTAACTGGGTATCTAATGCTGCTGACTTAAAAGCAGGATATGTAGTTCCCTCTGGTGACTTACTGAACGGCCGATTTGTAAAAGCAAACCAGTCAACAGATGCTACACCTTTCATTGCCATCACACCTGCAGATGAGGCAAACGAGGTAATTCAAGTACTTATTAAATAAGAGAAGAAGAAACATGGAAAAAGTTGATATTTCAAAATTGAAGAGAGAAGACTTCGCAAAAGAACTTCCTCAAATGGTACAGCAGTTGGATGCTTACCGTCAAGGTTCACAGAACAAAAAACCTGTGGACATCACATTAGGTGAACTTACCACTGGTAAATGGGGTATTACCCAAGATGAATTGTTCGAGAAGTTGGATATCAATCCGAAAATCGATACAATGGAAAACATCTTCACGATGCCTCAGCAAGATGTTCGTTGGATTGTTCCGGAAATCATTCGTTCTGCTATCACTCTTGGTATGCGCCAGGCTCCGTTCTATCCGGAGATTATTGCTTCTGACCAGTCAATCAGTGGTCTTAGCGCAATCATGCCGATGATTAACATGTCCGATGCTGCTCCTGCAAAGGTTAATGAAGCAGAAACTATCCCATTGGGAGATGTAAGCTTTGGACAGAAATCAGTAAGTCTCTTCAAAATTGGTAAGGGATTCAAACTTACTGATGAAGTTCGTAACTACGTATCTCTTGATGTATTGGCAATCTACCTTCGTGACTTCGGTGTTCAGCTCGGTTATGCAATGGATACTCTGGCCATGGATGTTGTTATCAATGGTAACAAACCAGATGGTTCAGAATCTGCTCCGGTTATCGGTGTATACGAAACTACGAATGGTATCACTTACAAAGATTTGCTGCATATCTGGGTAAGAGCTGCTCGTATGGGACGTAACTTTACTACTATGATTGGTGGTGAAGACCAGGCAATCGAAATGCTGAACTTGCCGGAATTCAAAGAACGTCATTCTGGTACAACTGAAGCTACACTGAATGTGAAGTCTCCGGTACCTAAGAATGCTAACTTCTACATTCACCCGGGAACACCTGACCAAGGTTTGCTGTTGATTGATACAACTGCTGCTTTGATTAAGCTGACTGCAAAACAGTTGATGCTTGAATCAGAAAGAATCGTATCAAATCAGACTCAGGCAATCTATGCCACTCTGACTACAGGCTTCTCTAAGATGTATCAGGATGCTGCATTGATTCTGTCTGCAGAGAAGAAGTTCTCAGAATTTGGATTCCCCGAATTTATGAACATTGACCCGTATCTCTTGGTTAACCTTGAGTAATAATACACCTGGTTTATTTTACAAATAATTCCATTTCTTGATGGGGTAGGTTTTGCGAGGACCTACCCCTAATTTTAAACATCTAAAAACTTAGTAAAATTATGGATAAATATAAAGTAACTGTAGGTGCTAAAGCTTACAGCTTCCATGACCAATCTACAGGTATTACAATTTGTAGAGGAGAAGAAAAAGAATTGAGTGCTCGTCAGTACAGAACCAAAAAGATTCAGATGGCTTTGAATTCAGGTCACCTGCGTTTGGTTCTTGATAAGAAAGCTACCGACAAATACTCCAATGATGACATCGATAAGTTGGAAAAGAAACTGAATGCTCAGTTCGAAAAAGGCATGGAAATCAAAAAGATTGCCAAAGCCTATACTCTCGAAGAAGCAACCCTTATCGCTGCTCGTCACGAAATTGTTGCCGACAAGGGTGATACAGTTGAAACTCTGATTCAGGTTCTGTTGGAAGAGTTCGAAGAATCTAAAAAATAAGATACCATGGACAATCTAGACTTTGTAGCTATTGCGAATGGTCTGGAAGTTTCATTTAGAGTATTAACCAAAGTCCCAGCCAAGGCCATTTTTGACTGGGACTTTGGTGATGATAAGGGGTCCGTTTATGATGTTAAACAACCTACTTATACTTATGAAAAGTCCGGATTCTATACAGTAGCGTTGAACATAACGAACTCCGAAGGACTTAACTTAAATGCAACCAAAATCGTAATTGTAAATACAGAGTCCAAAACTACATTAACCGATAGTATATATAACCTAATCAATTATTACATTCCTTCAGAAATCTCAGATGGTATGTCATCAGAAGAGAAAGCAATGTACATAACTAAATGGCAGTTATATATCCAACCGCTAGTAAATCATATTATCCCACTGGATAAATATAATGATGAGTTAATGTATGAAGCTCTAGAAAACCAATTAATTATGGAATTGGCAGCATGGGATTATCTCAATGTTAAGCTCCTTAATTTATTAACAAGTACAGGAGAATACCTAAGTCAACTTACTTCAACCAAAGAACAAGTTGGTGATGGTTCTTCTAAACCGGAACAAGCTCGAGGTGATAGAATCAAACAAATCACAACTGGGCCTACTGAAGTACAGTACTATGATACACTTGCCGATGCAACATCTTCCCTATGGAAAACATTTTCTCAAGCAATGCAACCTGGTGGTATCATAGACGAGTTAAGAAAAAACCTTTGTATGTTAGCTGGACGATTGGAAATCTACTTACCATTCTGTGACCAATTGAGTCATGTAGTAGTTCCAAGAGTAGTAGACAGAAGAAGACCTGGATTAATAGATGGGCCAAACCCCAGCTCTCCAGTAAAACGTAATGGTAGAACCTTAATTAGAAAACGATGACCAAGACTCCTCATAGATTGGTTAAGAACCGGTCTTGGGATAGATACAAGAAGATTATAAATGATTTCTTGGATATAGATGCTGGTAGGCAAACTATAACTTGGGCAAAGAATGTAAATCAACTCCTAAGTCATGGAGAAGATGAAATCCCTAAATATTATAATATACCAATCGAGGCATTATGTTATTACAATGCCTTCAGAAACTGGCCTATTAATAAGGCAACAGTAACTGGAGAACTCGATGATGAGAATTTATCAATACTGGTTACTAAATCATATATAGAACAACTGGGACATTTAACTCCAGAAGGCTATTGGGATTTTAACTGGTCTGAAGATAGGTTCGTAATTAATGGTATCACTTATAAACCGTCGGGGGATACACAAGTTGCCCAAGCCAAGGATGAAGCATTAGTCTTCATGGTTATCCTAAAAAGGGACCGAGATACCAAAATACAATTCGTAGAATAAAATTGAAAAGTATATGGCAAAGATGTTAATGTTACGATGGAAACCAATTAATACCGGAAACGGTATTTGGTTTGACAGTAACCTGATTGTCTTGAACGGTACATCTGGAGTACATATTGAAAGTAAGAAAAGTAATTTAGACGTTACTACATTTCAGTCTATGACTGGAGGTAAGTTCGTTACTTGCTTTCAAGATTACTTTGGAGAAGTTTGGGATAAGATAATACCTCATCCGGGTATTGGCCAGGTGATAAAATTCCGTATCAATCAACTTCCAGATTATGCAATAATCAGGGGTGATATTGAAGACGGGGGAGACCCAGACCCAGAACATCCAGATATTCCAATAAATGCCTTCTGTGGAAAAGAAGGAGAACCATTCAGAGATAAGAATTCTGACTTCTTCTGTGGTAAGCAAGTAATCAATCCTTAAAATAATAACAATATGTACGTAAGTAAGTATTACACAAATGAAGAAATTGACCAAAGACTTTTACAAGGTTATTTTGATGACTTCGTAAAGGCTGGGTTTGCTGGAACTATTAATGAGTTCTGGGCATTCGTTCTTTCTATTGCCAATAAGGTAGATAAGAGAGAAGGATACGACTTATCTAAAAATGACTTCACGGATAAACTCAAAGAGAAACTGGAAGGCATTGAAGAAAGAGCAAACTACATCACTAAGCTTTCTCAGTTGGAGAATGATACTAAGTTCCAAACTGAAGAACAGGTAAGACAAGCTATCAGTGATTTGATTGATGGTGCCGATGATGCACTTGATACATTAAAGGAATTGGCAGAAGCATTGGGAAATGACCCCAACTTTGCTACTACAATTACCAACAAATTAACGGATTTACGTAATGCACTGACAGATGAAGTTAACCGAGCTAAGGAGGAGGAAGGGAAACTGAGTACCCAAATTAGTGAGGTTAACTCTAATTTCATTAAGGCAGTGGATTTACTTAATGATAAAATCGACACTGCAGTTACTAACCTTATCAATAAGATAGATAAGATAGAAGCAAAAGTCGATAAGAATACTGCTGACATTGCAGACCTCAGAAATGAAACTACTGGTTCATTGGCAGAAGCTAAGGCATATGCTAAAGACTTGGTAGATAAAGAAGCTGAGCTTCGTAAAACGGCTGACGATGCTTTATCAGAAAGTATTCACCAACTGAATACATTGCATATCAATGATAAGGCAGAGCTCAAACAAGACATTGCTGCAGAAGCCCAATTGAGAGCAAATGCAGATGCAAACATTCAGTTGAAACTCACTGAAGAAATCACTAATCGTCAAACTGGTGATGCTGCCTTAGAAAGTAAACTTTCTGATGAGGTAGTAAATCGTAAAGCTGCCGATGAAACTCTTCAGAATTCAATTACCAAAGAGGTAGCTGACCGTACCAATGCAGATAATACCCTCCAGGTAAACATTGATAAAGAGGCTCAAGCTCGGGAATCTGCAGACCAGGTTCTTCAGACTAATATTAATTCTGAAGTTGCAACTCGTACTGCTCAGGACCAAATCCTTGACCAGAAGATAACTGCCCTAAGTGAAAAGACTGATGGTGATAAGTCCGATGTACTTGCTGCAATTGAAGCAGAGAAGGAAGCTCGTATTGCTGCAGATGCTGACCTTAATTCCAAGAAGGTAGATAAAAGAGAAGGTTATTCTTTAACTAAGAATGACTTTACAGATCTCTTGCTTGCCAAACTGAATGGAATCGAGGAACATGCTAATTACATTACCTTGGTATCACAATTGGCAAATGATGCCGGTTATCAAACTGAAGCAGAAGTAGAGGCAGCAATTGAAAAGATTATTGGTTCTGCACCAGAAGTACTTGATACTCTGGAAGAGATTGCTAGGGCATTAGGTGATGACCCTAATTTTGCTTCAACTATCACCAAGAAGTTGGCAGCAATTACAGAAAAGGTAAACCAAGAGATTGAAGACCGGGAAGCTGCTGATGTAGCCCTCCAGGCAAATATAACTGATGAAGAAACCGCAAGAACAGAAGCAGATGCTGCTCTTAAGGAAGAACTTAAAGAGTATGTAGATAACTCGGCTGCTACTGGAGATACTGCTCTTCAAGTAGTTAAAGATAACCTGGCAAAAGAAATCCAAGACCGTAAAGATGCTGATGCTATCTTGCAGGCAAATATCGACAAAGAAACTGTTGATAGAAAGGAAGCAGATAAAACCCATACCGATAACATTGCTGCTCTTACTCAGAGAGTTTCGGATTTGGCTTTATCAATGCAGGATGCTATCAATACAGTTAAGAACGAATTGACTGCTCAGGTAAATGCTAATACCACGGCTATTGCTACTAACCAAGCAAATATCACAAAGAACTCTGAGGCAATCACTGCCATGAATAAAACCATTGCCGATAACTACAAAGAAGTTAAGGATATGGTTAATGAGGAAATTGTAGACCGTACTAATGGCGACAGTAATCTGAGTTCTCGTATTGATACTACCAACATTGCTTTGGGTACAGAAACAGCTGAACGTAAGGCAGCAGACCAAATCCTTCAAGTAAACCTGGATAAGGAAATTGGAGACCGTAAGTCTGCAGATACTGCATTGGAAACTGCTATAGACGGCAAGATTCAAACTTTAACGGTTGAAGTTGGTGGGCAATTAACTATCCTTACTAATAAGATTAATGGAGAGATAGATGAAAGGAGAGGTGCTGATACTTTATTAGAAGAGAAGATTAATTCCCTAAAGAAAGAATCTAATGAAAAGGTAGATGAACTTAAAACAAAGGTAGAGGCTAATACGGTAGCAATCAATACTGAGAAAGACCGAGCAACCGCTAGAGAGAATGCTATACAGGCCAATTTGGATACTGCAATAGCAAATCATAAAGACGAAGTAAATGGTTTATCTAAGGATATCTCGGATGAAGCTAATGTTCGTTTAGCAGGTGATACTGCTCTTCAGGTAAATATCGATAAAGAAGTTACAGACCGTACCAATGCAGATACCTTATTAGATAATAAGATTGCCCAGGAAATCTCAGACCGTACAACTGCTATCCAGGGTCTTGAATCTAAGAAGGTAGACAAGGTAGATGGCAAAGTACTTTCTTCAAATGACTTTACTGATGTTCTTTTGAACAAATTGAACGGCATTGAAGAACATGCTAACTATATCACTAAAGTTTCTGAACTTCTGAATGATTCAGGATTCCAAACAGAAGCTGAGGTAGAAGCTGCAATTCAGAAAATCATTGGTTCTGCTCCAGGTGTACTGGATACACTTGAGGAAATTGCCAAAGCCCTTGGTGATGACCCCAACTTTGCAACAACTATGACTCAGAAGTTAAATGAGTTAACTACGAAGATTGAGACAGAAACTGAAAAACGAGTTGAAGGTGATGCTGCTTTAGATGCTAAGCTTACTACTCTGAGTACAACTCTGACTAAGACAGTAGAGGATTTAAGAACTTATGTTACTGAAACTCGTACTGAATTGTTGGCAAGAGCAAATAATCAAGATGCTCTTATTACTCAGAATGCTGCCAATATCCAAAGAAACTTGGAATTGATTCAAGGTATTCAGAATAACATTTCTGGTTCTTACTTGGAAGTTAAGGCTTTACTTGAAACCGAGATTGCTGCTCGTAAGGCAGAAGATATTCGGTTAGAAGGTAAAATCGACCAGAATACTGCAGACTTGGGAACAGAAAGAGAAGAAAGAAAGGCTGCTGATAAGGCTCTTCAAGATGCTCTAGATGCAGAAGAAGCTGCAAGAACTGCTGCTGATACTGCCCTGGGAGTTCGTATTGATACCGAAATTGCAGAACGTAAGTCTGCAGATACTGCATTGCAGGATAATATCACTGCAGAGGCAACTACCCGAGCAGAAGCTGATACTGCTTTAGGAGCTCGTATTGATAAAGAAGTTACAGACAGGGAATCTGCAGACACGGCTTTGGGTACTCGTATCGATAACGAAGAAGATGCAAGGGAAGCAGCTGATACTACTCTGCAAGAAAATATCACTGCTGAAGAGACTGCCCGTACTGAAGCTGATACTACTTTGCAAGAAAATATCGATGCCACCAATGCTCATACTATCAATACTCATCGTTTGGATTCTAATCCTATACTTAATGGTACTGATATCAAACTCGATGGCTATGTAAAGGCAACCGGTACTACTCCTGCAGATTTGGATGTAAAGGTAACAGATACTACTTCGGCAGCCTTTGGTAAAGTACAAAAACGTATCGAAGTAGATAAGGCAGATGCTGATTCTAAATTCAATAAGGTAAAAGCTGCAGTAGGTCTTACCAATGATTTGGGAATGCCAGCTCTTACTGATACGAATTATATGGGAGGTTCAGTTGATGTAGTTGATTCTTTGAAAAAACTTGATGCTCAATTAGAACCAATTATTATCCCGGCAGCAGCATTCAATATATCTGCTTCGGCAACCTCAGAAGAGATTGCAGCAGTATTTACTGATGAATTGCTTAATGAGATTGCAAATAACACTACACACCGTCCTTATATATTGGTAGATACCGGCAACAATTTCTATCAACAATTTAGATTAAGTTTACAACTTAGTGGTCCTACTACTGGTGCCATTACTTTGAGATTTATGTATGAATTGGCTGGTATGGAATTCTACAGAGAGTTCAAGAGAACTGCTCAAGGTGCTTGGTCTATCTCTACTGTAAGAGCTGGTAAACTTCTTATTGAAGGAGATGTAGTAAATAACCTAACTGCGGGTGGAACTAAGGTACCATTAAGTGCAGAACAGGGTAAAGCTTTGAAGGCTTTGATTGATGGTCTTGGTTCAGATACAGGAGACCTTGAAACTGAACTCAAGGAATTAATCCAAACTACTAAGACGGCTTTAGAGGCTTCAATATCTACAGAAGTTCAAAATCGAAAAGATGCTGATACTGCCTTAGATACGAAGTTAACTACGGCTATCAATAAGGAAGTTCAGGATAGAACTGCTGCTGATACTGTATTGGGTACCCGAATTGATAACGAGGTAACTGCAAGAACAGAAGCAGATGCTGCCTTGAAAACTGAATTAACCGAGGACATACAAGGAGTTCAGGATGCCCTAGATGCCTTCATTGCAACTAAGGCACAAGCTAGTGGATTAGCTTCTCTGGATGAAAATGGTAAAGTACCTTCTGAACAATTACCCTCATATGTAGATGATGTAATCGATGTATATGCAACATACGATAAGTCTCCCACTGGAGATCTTTCTAATATCTCTCTCTTTGCAGATGCTGACCATAATACACCAATAACGGGAGAGGCAGGAAAGATTTATCAGAATGTAACTACGGGAGAACCCGGTTATCAATTCAGATGGACTGGTACTACTTGGTCTCTGATTGTTTCTGGTGGAGTAGTAATTGGAGAGATTACTGGTACTGCTTATGATGGAGCTAAGGGTAAGACTACTACAGACAATCTTAATGCTCTTATGGCTTTTAATCCTATACGATTAATCTCAATTGTTACAGATGCCTCTAAAGCTGCCATAAATTATGAAAGGGCAGATGGTACTGGTATCCAAGGATTACAAATTCCTACTGCATCATCTGCTAAAGCTGGTGTTATGGCTGCTGCAGATAAGGTTAAGCTTGATACTACTTTACCAAAACAAATCTCAGATGAGGTTACAGCAAGAACTGAGGCTATTAATGCTTTGCAAGGAGAATTGGCTGATGATATTGCTCAAGAGGTAGTAGATAGAAATTCTGCAATAGCTGCTGCTAAAACAGAACTCACTACTGCTATCAATAAAGAGGTATCCGACAGAAAAGCTGCAGATACTCAAGTAAGAACTGACCTTGAAGCTGCAGTTGAATTAGTTGCTGAAGACTTAAGAGGTGCAGATACTACTCTCCAGAATAATATCACTAAAGAAGTCAATGATAGAAAAGGTGAGATTACAAGAGTAGAGAAGTTAATTTCAGATGAAGCTGCAACAAGAGCTCAAGCAGATACTACTGTGAATGCCAAAGTAGATTCCCATATTGGTAATAAATCTAATCCTCATGGAGTAACTAAAGCTCAAGTGGGATTGGGTAATGTTAACAATACATCAGATGCAGATAAACCAGTATCTACTGCTCAAGCTACGGCTATTGCAGATGCCAAGGCTGCAGGTACCAATGCTCAAACCAATCTTACTACTCACATGCAGAACATGAGTAATCCTCATGGAGTAACAAGAGACCAGTTGGGATTGGGTACTACTGCTGAGATTATCTTTAAGAAGGTATCTGCTCCTTCTGGTTTATGGAAAGAATCTGACGAAAGACTTAAGACTTTCATTAAACCATTGGAACATACTCTCGATGAAATCTGCTCTATACCTACGGATTCATTTATGATTCGTGGTAATCACGATATAGGTACAATTGCTCAGACAATCGAAAAATATTTCCCAGAATTAGTTTCTGAGAATACGGTTAAACCTGAAACAGTTCCTAATCCAGAAGCCTTCGAAAAGGTAGAAAAGGATGGAGAAACCTATATCCTGGTTAAAGAGGTAGATTATTCTAAGATGTCAGTATTGGCAATCGAAGGTATTAAACTTCTGAAAGCCGAGATTGATGAATTAAGAGAAAAACTTTTGTTCACAAACTTAGATTAATATGGGTGAGATAGCAACATGGAGTGCTGTCAAAACTAAAGTAGGCCTTGGTAAGGATTCAAACGAATGCCCTACCAAGGCTGAATTGTTGGCACTCTCTCCTACAGGAACGGGAGAAAATTACGTTGGCTTGGAAATATCCAATGCCAGTTCCTATGGAAACAATGAAACCGTACAACTTTCTGATATTCATAAGGTAACCTATAGATATGCTTTTACTGTAGTAGACACAGTTTTAAACTTCCCAGCTTTGGGAGGGTATCCTACTCCTCGGGGGTTTGGTTTAGGTACTACTAAACAAAAACAGATAGATGGAGTAGCTATCGGAGATACTATTTCTGTGGGTTATACCCAATCTGCTTATCCGGACTGGATTGTTTATGATGAAGGTTATAAAGCTTCGGAAAATACAACTCTAAATCAACGTTCTGCAAGTTTAACCTTTACTCAGAATGAGTCAGGTAAACAGATAACAGTTCAATTTACTCAGGATGCAGGAGTTGAAACTTGGGAGTATACCTTTTCAGTTCAGAATCCAAATCTAAATTATACAGCTTTAGGAGGTTCTGCAACTCCCGCAATAGCAGGGTATAATTCATTTAAGCAAAGGTATATAAATGGTAAACCTGTGGGTACTAGTGTAGATGTAGGTTTTTCATCTCCTGACTTACCCTCTTGGATATTTATGGATGACGAGAATCACTATACTGCTTTAGAGAATAAATCAGAAAACTCCCGTTCTCAAGTATTTACTAGTACTCAAAATGAATCTGGTAAAAAAGTTACAGTAACATTTGCTCAATTAGCAGGTGTAAAAACTTATGGTACACCTACTGTATATTTAGGAAGCATTGCAGATATCCCTGCATCAGGAGGGACTGCAGTTACACCTACTTATACTTATTCTCAACTTTGGGGATGGAATGGTAAAACCAATGATGGTGGTACTATAAGTTCTGGAGCTTCAGTAGTATGGTCCGAAAATATCTCAGGTTCTAATCTTGGTACAACTGCAAAGGCAAGAACTAAGTTGGGAAGCCGTACATTAACCGTTACTCTTAATGGTAAATCTGGTAGTGCCTCAATCGATATATATCAGGCAGAGAATAAGATTACCAATACAAGTCAAGGTACATGGGTAGTTTCCATTTCTGCAAACCCAAGTACCTTTACCGAACAAGGTGGTACATCACAAATCTCTGCAAGTGCAAGGGCAAGTAGAACTAACCATTGGTCTTCAGGTGCAACTAATGCAGCATCCGATGCTACTGGTACTCCAACGTTAAGTATACCTACTGCAGTAACCGGATTCAGTTTATCAGGTACTACTTTGACTGTTGCAGAAAACACAACTGCAAATCAAAGAAGCGTAGTAGTAAGGGCAACTATGGATACCGTTTATAAAGAAGTTACGGTAACTCAAAGTGCATATCTAGTAGAATGGAGATATACATTAACTACTTCTACTCCAACGTTAAACTTTGATGCCTTAGGTACAACCAAATCTGGGACAATTAGTAGTTATCGTGAAAAATATATTAATGGTTCTTTAGTAGAAGGTTCACATGAAGGTGTTAATATCCAAGTTAAATCTACTTCTGCTGAAATACAAAGTGCTACTGCTGCTGTGGCTATTACCCTGAAAGAGAATACTACAACTCAAGCAAGAACTGGTACTGTAGTATATGAGCAGGTGGGTTCAGGCAAAACCGTAACCATTACTTGTAGTCAGGCCGCAGGTACAGTAGCCATTAGAGAAGAGTTGGTTATTAAGGAGAGTTTCCCTACAGCTCCAAATATTGGAGGAACTGTTAAAGCTTTAGTAAGGTCTGGTTATTGGGACGTGGTAAATGGTAAAGATACAACTTGGCATGATGATACTCCTACTGTAAAAACTAAACCTAGTTTTGTAAGTAGTACTAGTGTAACTTATGAACTTGGTGTGGGATATCGTATAAGTGCTACTATGCCAGAGAATACTTCTGAATCTCAACTTAGTGGTAGTTTAAACTTAGAGTACGGTAGTAAAACTCTAAGTTTAGGTGTAAAACAAGCAGGTGCTAGTGTTGCTTGGTCTTATGAACTAAAGGTAAATAACGGTACTCAAGATTTAAATCAACAAGTGCCTGCTAAGCCTAGTGGTACTTACTCTTTTACCATAAGTAGTAAAAGGTATAAGATTGTTAACGGTTCTGTTACAAGTCAAAGTGAAGATACTACTTGGACTACGTCTATACCGGGTTCTCCAAGTTGGATTCATGTAGAAGAGCAATCTAATACACTCATAGTAACCGTAGATGAGAATACAACTACTAGTCAAAGAAGTGCAGATATCGTTATATTTCAAACTGGTAGTAGTGATACTTCGATAACTTTGACAGTTGAACAACAAGCTGCAAGTATTACTTGGAATTATACCTTTAATATATTTCAGCCTTCATCCAAGGTACTGAATGTACCAGCTAAGATGATAGACCCCGATACTATTGTAGTTAATTCTTACAGAACGAAGGTAATCAATGGTACACAAACTTCAACTAAAGAATTTGTAGAAGTAACCATTGACCCAATCGAAGAATCCTGGTTAGAAGTTACCAAAAACAGTAATGACCAGACTCAAGCTGAGTTATTCGTAACTTGCTTAGAGAATAAAGTATCTTCAATTAGAAGTGCTACTGTAACAATTAGACAAGTAGGTACAAGTAATCTTGACCAAGTAGATATCAACCAATCAGCTGCAACTGTATCCTATAATTATTATATTGGTTTTAATGGTAATCCCGATGTAGGGGGATATTCCATGAATTGGGAATATACTCAGTTTGGTTCTAGTCATGGTCAATCTATAGATTTAAAATGTTGGAGAAAACCAGTAATTAATGGTATAGAATCTGATACTGAGGAAGCTGCAGAATACGAAGTTATTTTTAGTGGAGTTGGTATAGATTCCTTTACAGTTACAAATACACCGTTATCATATGACCCAACTATAACTATCGTAAGGGCATATCCTAAGTCTATCAATGGTTCGGTATTCGATTTAAAGGGTACAGTACAATATAGGATAGCCGATTACCCAAGTAAATCTGCTTATCTGTACCTTACTCATAAACCAGTAGCAACTGTAAAGAGGTGGACCTTCCAATGGTATGACCAAGTTGAAAGTGTAACTATAAAGAATGTAAGTCATGATTCTAGTGCAGGTAGCATTTCTCCTATAACCATAATTTCTAAATGTGAGTACTTACTTGCTAGCAATCAATCCCAGGTTGCCTATACAGAGTATATAAAACCTAATGAAGACGAAGATACTGCAACTCCAGTAAGTTGGGGTAGGTTAGTAGAAAACGGTCAAACTGCCCAAAACGATTATGACTACGCTTATTTGGTAGATGAGAATAAGGAAGATTATGATAGGCAGGCTACCAGGACCTTTACTCAACCAGGTAATCCATCAAATAAAAGGTTATACCTATACGTAACCCAAGAATCCCCCCATACACCAGAAGTAGCATTTGATGTGTATAACAGTAGTCTATCTGCCTCCTTGTTAATGGGTATTGGTTGGAGATCTAATGAAGGTAGTGATTCTTTACCTAATCTGAGTAGAGGAGAATATTTAGGAGCGCATGGTAGCAATAAAAGTAATATCCAAGTAGTTTACCATGCTCAACCCATTACTACTAGTCAGCAGTGGTTACCAGCAGCTCCTTCATTAAAGGAATTTAGTTATGATGGTTTGCCAATAGCCTTGAATGGAACTGACAGATATTATAATATATCAGAGTTTCAGTATGGTAGCTCATCGGCATCAAAACTCTTTAAAGTTACAGTAGATAATATAGATTATGACCCAACCTATGGTGGAAGTTTAACCTTACAATGGGAAGCCAGATTATCTAATAATAAACCTACTAATGGTATGTATGTAGGTATGATTGTACTTACTCCAGTAAGAGGTAATTTACCTGCTATTTATGTAAGGTTATATTATCAATCTCCTTCTGTAAAACCTTCAGTTTAATTAGAGTTAAAATCTTCCAACTCTAAATCTTAACATCGCATGGGAGAATCCATAGGAATCTACAGAAAATTTAAAGTACGATACTATAGCATTATTAATGTATATGGCCATATACGAATAACTTTAAAAATTAACTTTATGTTTAACAACTTAAAACTTAAAGACTATGGGAGTAGAAGTTAAATCTGGTGGTGAGGGCGTAATCGTCGCTGACCGCGGTTGTAATGATGGTTGCTGTTGTAATAAACACAACCCCGGCTTAATAATGACCGTCGTCATTACGTAAGCCAGATTAGGAAGGAGTGCATCTTACATAGGTGTACTCCTTTTTTCGTTTATACCCACCTAAAGATAAAACGATATGGAAAGTGAAGAGATTAAGAAAGAACCAACTAATGGAAATCAACTAAAAGATTTTACTATTCAACTTACATTGCCTGCTCCCAATGCAGAGATAGCAAAGGAAGTAGCAAATAAAGCACAGTCACTCATTGACCAATTTGGATACTATCAATTCTTAAACCTGGTAGAATTTATGCAAAGGAATCCAGGTGCAGTATCATTTGGTTTAAACTTAATTAATAAAAGATGAACATGGAAGATTTGATTTTTTCTAAATTGCAGAAAGGTGATACCATATACACCTTAGAGAGAGACAGACGTTCTGGGTATCCAATCTTTGATACCGCTAAAGTATTAAAAGTTGGTGAAAGTAAACCAAGAGCCACTGGCCCAGATGGAAGCTTTGCCGCAAATACAGAAATCTCTATTCAAGATTCTGTATCTGCTGTTACTATATACCTTCCCACAGATTTAGCAGAGGGTATTTATAATAATGTTTATTACACTACCGACTTACGCAATATCGTAAACGAAGTAAATATCCAAAGAACTAATGCTGTAAATATTCTCAACAATCGAGATAAATATGAGGCAATAGTTACTGAATGCGATAACATATATCATACCATTGAAGGTATGTTAACTCCTCAACAACAACCAGCTCCAGCTTATAAGCAAGAAGAATTTGAAGCTTTTAAAACTGAGGTAGCAGAGAAGTTATCCATGCAACAAGATATTCTTATGAAGATTGCCAGTGAGTTGGGATTAAATAAAAATAACAATGCCAAGCAAAAAGGTTAACATAAACCTCTCGAATAATCTATGTGATATTCAGATTTATGTAGACCCCGTTAAACAACGTCAGGCTGAGAGGTTGATTGCTAAAACTCCCAGTATTATGAAACTCGGTTATGAGTTAGGTACTAGGAAGTTTGGTAATCAACTTCTTCGTATAGTAAGACGTAGTTTAAATAATGGTCTACCTCCACCGGGTTCCAAAGTTTCTTGGCCTCCTCATGCTACTGCTACACTTAAGAAGTATGGAGCACATACCCTATTAAATCTTACTGGTCAATATGCAAGGTCAGTTACTATGGTAACTCAGAAAGACAGAACCTTTGTTGGTCTTCCTCCAGGATTAAGGAAGATAACATACTCTGGTAGAACTTCTCGAAAAACACTTAATCAAATTGCTATCATGTTGGAATACGGTAGTAGAGATGGTAATCTTCCACCTCGTCCTTTATGGAAACCTGCTTTTGAGGCAGCCGGTGGAAACGTAGTTTTAGAGAAAGAGATACGAAATCAATTAAGAAAAGAACTCAGAAAATATACAAAGTAATGGCAGATTTTGAAGCAGATAAAACATCTGGTACTGGTCCTGCACTTGTAATGGTACATCCGTTAAAAGTGAATGATACAGAAGCAGATAAGAAAGCCATCCTTACCATTACAGTTAATGGAGTACCTAAGACTGTAAATCTTATTCAAAAGAAAGGCAGCCTTAACTACGAATACAAGTTAGAAGTAGATAAGGAAGCCATAAACATATTGGGTAAGGGTGGCTCTGATACTTTGGCAATCACTTCTCAACGTAGAGAAATGATTAATGGTACACCCCAAGGAGATTGGGAAAATGTAGAGGTTACGGCAGAATTCCTAGAAGAACCACCATTTACTGCTGGACTAAGATTTACAGATAATGAAGAAAAGACTCTAGAGGTATCCATTACTTCTAAGAATACTACTGAACAACTTCTTAGTGGAACTCTAACTATCAAGCAAGTGGGTGGTTTAACTAAAACTGTAACGGTAACTCAGACAGCTGGAGAAATATCTTATAGATATCGTGTAGACCCTCCCAATATTAATCTGAGTGTACCTAAAGACCAAGGTCCTAATGCTTGGGAAGGTTCAGCAGGTTTTACCATGACTGGTTATAGAGCTAAGCTAATCGAAGGAACCCAAGTTTCAGAGGAGCTTATGGGATTTAAAATACCTTCAATTGGTGAAACTAAAAGTTCAAACAATGGTGGTAGTGGTATTAATACCTATACATGGTTTAGTAACTATGGTAGTATAGCTAATACTTACCAGGGTAGTTTTAGTGCTACCTGTCATATGAGGAAAGATGCAGGTATCTTTTTCAATGCTACATCCATAAATTGGGAATGCGTATTTAGTGATGGTGGTACTTATACTATGAATACCCTGCTAATGATTCAACTTATATAATATGGTAAATACAGAAGAAATCGTAGAAAGAACCTTTTATATTTGCCTATTACAAACAGCACTTAAGAAAGGTTTAACTCTTAACCCCGAAGATTACTTACCTTTATCACAGGAGAATGAAAAGAGATTCCAGGCAGATAAAGATGCTATGCCTAAATTCATTCCTATATTTGGTATAGGTAATAATCAGGTTAAGGGTGCAAAGACATGCCCTAGAATTACCATTGAACTGCAAGGATTCTATAATGGTGATATAGGTGTTAACAAATATATCATTGGTGATAAGCTAGAAGGTGGGAATTACCAAGCATCTGAATTCTCCTATGAAACAAAGGATATAACTCTAGATATTCACCTGGTATCTAATACTCAAGCCGATATGAGGTTACTTCATAGTATTATGTATGAAGCATTACCTTCTCGAGGATACGTAAGACCTTATTATAATAACTTAGAAGAATGGGAAGATGGTCGGGTAGCACCAACAGGAAACTTATTTATAGAGATAGGTAATTACTATGACCACCCAGATGAGAGTCATGGTCTACTTGAAAAAGTATATCAGTACACTTGTAAGGATGGGATTTTACCCGAGAAGCTTGCTGAAGAAGGTGAACTTGTACCAATTCAAGACATCTCAGTATTGATTGGACTAACCGAAAAGCAAGAATCAGATTTACTTAACCTTAACGTAAAATAGCTCAATACTAGAGGGTATTAAATAAATGAGTAATTAACTTAATTAGTATAAATATGCCTAATTCACCATCTGTAAATTTCGAGTTTAAGAACGAAAATGTTCTTCAAACTACTCCTATGTTAGGAGTTTCATGTGTATTGGCTAGAACTACTAAAGGTCCTTATGATGACCCGTCAGAACTCATCCAATCTTTCTCTCAATTCCAAAGAGTCTTTGGTTCTGAGATAGTACCAGATGGTTCTGTATCAAACATCGAAAAGGCTTTCAATGGTGGTTCTAAGCTTCGTATTATTCGTGTACTTGGTAAGGGTGCAACCAAAGGTGTAGTATCTGCTGCAACAAGAGCTAAAGCTGCATCTGCTCCTAAGGCTGCTGAAGACGGTTCTCCGGTAGTAGCTTCTGCAACTCCAGAGGAACCCACGGCTTCTACTCTTTTCAAGTTTACTTCTGGTTCAGTTGCTGTTGGCTTTGGTTTGGTAACTAAAGGATATGGAGACCCAGTTGGTAGTGCTGAAACTTTCTCTGTGAATATTTACAAACAGGCTAACACGGTTTACTATCAAGTAATTAGTGCTAATGGCCAGGTACTTGAACAAGGTCCAGTAGTAACCTACAAAACTGCAGATGATAACAATGATACTTCTGTAGATTACCTTGCTCTGAGTGCATTTGCAAAGAACTCAGAATATATCGTTCCGGTATTAACTGAAAAGACAGAGAACATCAAATCTTGGAACAACTTCATCAAATGGTTAACTGATGATGTAGATGGGACAAGAAACCCAATTGATATTAAACTCAATGGTGCTGCTATCACTGCCGATGGAGTAAAATTGAATGGTACAATTGGTAGTGCCGGTAGTACTCCTACGGCAGACGAATGGATTGCTTCTCTGGAATTCGTTAAGGACTATGTAGATGTATATCAAATCTTCTGTTCACACATTGACCAACATCTTGAAGCATCCGCTGATGTACTTAAAGTACACAAGGCTGCAGTAGATATGGTTAAAGAACTGCAAGAATATACCTACTACATTGAAGTACCAAAATATACTACTCACTATACTCAGGGTGACCAACCAAGAGACTTGAAATCAATCATCACTTGGATTCAGACTTGCCTTGGTACTGTAGGTAACAGTAAGTATGTTGCTTACTTTGGTGGTGGTATTAAATACTATAATGCCGACGGTAACTTGGTAGATTCAGATGTTCTTGGTACCATTGCAGGATTAGGAGATGCTTCTGCTTCTCAGTTTGGACCTTGGAAATCATTTGCTGGTATGAATCGGGGCATTATCTATGATGGTAATGGTCCAGTATGCCCAAATTATGGTTCTCCTTCAAGAACTAAGGAACTCAATGAGTTAGCACAGAATTATGCAAATATAATCTGTATCAAAGATGTTCCTAACCAAGGTAAACAAACTTTGCTGTGGCATTGTTTTTCTTCTCAGGTAAAACAGGATTCAGAAAGATTCCTTGCAATTGTAAGATTGAATCTGTATCTCAAAAAGAATCTTAGACCTATTCTAGAAAAGTATTTGGAAGAACCAAATATCTGGAACACTTGGAATAAGATTTATCTAGAAGTTAAACCAATGCTGGATAACTTGGTAGATGAAGATGCCATGTCTGAATACACCTGGATGGGTGACCAAGACGCTAACTCGTACAATGACTTATCGGTTAACAATGAAGCCGATGTTCGTCAAGGTAAATACAAAGCAATCCTGAAATTCAAGGATATCGTTCCGATGCAAGAAATCACTATGGGCATCTATATTGACCAGGCATCCAAGTCCGTATCTGTTCAGGACGTTAACGAATAAAATTAAGAAAACATGGGAGCAAAAGTAAAGAATCCAAGAAAGAAATTCCTTTGGAGTATCACATTCCCTAAGCACCCAATCAATACTTATCTGTTCCAAACTTGTACTTTGCCAGATGTAGAGATTGACCAGGTTGCTCATGGAGACGTTAACCGGGACGTTAAAACTGCCGGTAGAGTTACTGTAGGTAACTTAGTAGTAGGTAAACTTTTAACTACTGCAGGTTCAGATACATGGCTTCATGATTGGCTTTATTCATGCCAAGATATGATTGCTGGTGGAGGTTTGGTACCAAGCCAATACTGGGAAAATGTAATCGTAAATGAACTTGCTGAAGATGGAGTTTCCGTACTTAACACCCACCTCTTCGAAGAGGTATGGCCATGTAAGATTACAGGATTAGACCTGGACAGAATGGCTTCAGAAAACACTATCGAAAGTATCGAATTCTCAGTAGGTACCTACGATAAGTATTAAAAACGCTTAGTCTATTTTCACTAAGATTTTTAGGTGGGAGGGGTGGGATTCCTAGAAAGGGCTCACCCCTTTCTTGTTGTTACAGCGAACACTATGAACTAAAGTATAACCAAATAACTTATTTAAACATGGAATTAAATTGTAGAACACATGAGTTTATAACCCCATCAGGTTATAAATTCTCAATCAGGGAACAGAATGGTGCAGATGAGGATATCTTATCTAATCCTATGGATGTAAGAAACCTTATGAACCTTACTAAGTTCATTCAGGCAATTGTAGTTGATACCGACTTTACTCCTAATCGTAGATTAACGGTAGAAGATGCAGACCGTATACCTTTGAATGACCGGTACTGTATCTTATTCCAATCAAGAATCTTCTCACTTGGTGATGAAGTAGAATTTGAATATGATTGGGGCCAAGAAGGCGGAGTACAAACTTACGGTCAATCCTTAAGCGAGATGTTATTCGATAACTATGGAGAATTTCCTACAGAAAAGGAATTGGCCGAAAAACCAAACGCTATCCCTTATTATCCAGAACAAGGTAAGCTTACCGATTACGAAGTAACTCTATCTTCAGGTAAGGTAGTTAAATTTGATTTGCTTACTGGTGCAGGAGAAAGAATGTTGGTTACTTTACCAATAGAAAAACAAACTCGTAATGCAGCATTGATTGCAAGGAACTTACATCTTCAGATTGATGGTAAATGGGAAAAGGTAGAAAGCTTCCATTTATTCTCAGTAAGAGACATTGCAGAGATTCGTAAAACAATATTTGAATATGACCCAGTCTTCGATGGTAACACCGATGTAGAACATCCAAGTATACCTGGAAGAATTGATAAATATCCTATAATGCTTTCACCGACTTTTTTCTACCTGACGGAAGCGTAGACCACCCAGGTACATTCACTTATATATGTAGAGCTGAGGTAGCCATTGACTATCTCAGCTTTTTGCGTCTTCCGTATAGAGAAAGGAAAAGATTTAAGGATATAGCCGATGAGTATTATGAAAACTTAAAAAAGAAAACTAGAAAATGATAGACAGAAGAAGCTTAGTCGAGGTCGGTGTTGCAATGGTATTAAGAGACCGATTCTCTAATGAGGCTGGCAGAATATCGAACTCATTTAGAACAATGATGAACGATATGAATACCTGGAATCGAGGTATTCAAATGTCAACTTCTAATGCTTTTGAGTTTGGAAAAGAATTGGTTGGAGGTATGGCAAGGGCCTACCAATATTCTGCAGGAGTATACGACCAAGTATTCTTAGCTTCTAAAATGTCTGGAGCTAATGCTGCTCAACAGGCAAGGCTAATGCAAGTAGCCAAAGAAGTCAATGAGGTAACTCCTCTTACTGCTGCAGATATTGCATCAGGCGAAAGGTACTTGGCAATGGCTGGTAACAATGTAGAGCAAATCGAAAGAATGATTGGCCCTGCAGCTAAGCTAGCTTCTATCTTCAATATGCCTCTTGGTCAGAAAGGTGGAGTTGCTGACTTGGTGACTAACATCATGCAGACCTTTAATATACCTTCACAGAATGCTACTCAGGTAGTAGACCAATTGGCAACTGCAGTAACCTCTGCAAATATTTCTCTAACAGACCTTGCCCAATCTTTCCAATATTCAGGAGCAGAATTTAGAAATGCCAAAATCAGTATGGGTGATGCAGCTGCAGCCATTGGAGTACTTGGTAATCAAGGTATCCAAGCTTCATCAGCTGGTACTGCATTAGCAAACATGATGCGCTATTTAACACTTTCCGTAACCGGGCAGAAAAAGGGAGGTGGTGAGATGCTAAAATCTTTAGGCATTGACCCAAAAACTCTAGTAGATGCCTCGGGTAATCTTTTGAGATTAGATAAGATTATATCTATATTGGGAGATAAACTTAGAGGTAAACGAGGAATAGATATCTCCTCTGCTCTGTTTAATATCTTTGGAGTTCGTGGTACAAGAGCTGCCTCAGCTTTACTTCAGGATTACTGGACTGGAGCTAATAAGCTTACTGAACTTATGGATAAGGTTGCAGGTGCAAACGGTACAGTAGAAAACTTAACTCAAGAAAGATTACAAACTCCTGCTGGTATTATCGAACAGTTTAAATCAAACTGGGAGAACTTTATTGTAACTGCAGGTTCTACACTTGCTGAAGTCTTTAGCCCAGTACTTAAATTAGGTTCTGGTATCCTAAAGATTATTAACAGTATGCAAGAAACTTGGGCAGGTAAATTCTTGGTAAAGGTAGTTGCAACTGGTGCAGTAGTAGGTACTCTATATCAGGGATTCAAGTTTATTCAGGGTACTATCAAGATGATTAGTACCTTCCAGGCTTTAGCTACTTCAGAAACTAATGGTATGGCAGAAGGTATGGTAAGAACTAATGTTCAAGCTTCAATCCTTGAAGGTCACATGAGAAATATCTCAGCAATGATGATGAGAATGACTGCTATGCAAATGGCTCCAGGTAAATTCTTTGCATTACCAATGGGAGGTACCATAGGTAAAACCCGAAAAGGTACTGTAGTAGCAAGAGATGCAAGAGGAAGATTTACTTCAATGAGTACTCTTGCAGGAGCAGGGGTTGGAGCAGCAGTAGGTTCTACTGTAACTAAAACTGCAGGCCAACAGATTGCTAAGAAAGGTGCTATGGGATTTGGTGCTAGATTACTTGGTGGTAGACTTTTAGGATTCTTAGGTGGGCCTTGGGGACTACTAGCTTCTATAGCTATCCCTGCATTGATAGAAGTAATAGGAGGTCTTACTAATTCGGTGGATAATAACACTGCTGCTCTAAACTCGGAAGAAACCAAAGCTTCTATTCAAGATAGAAACCAACAGGCATTCATTGATGCGGTTAGAGGTGCAATCAGAGATGGGTTTAAGGATTCAAGAATTAATATATCAGTAGATGGAAACGAAGCTGGAGACTTTGCTCCTGGTGGTCAACAAGATTTTACTGGTATATCATTGGGATTAAACTAAACAATCATGGCAAGAATATTAAATCGGATAGCAGGTGGGGTTGTTGAAAAATACAATGACCTCACCAGGGATTCTGCAGGAGTTCTTACTGGTCCTTTAAATAAACTTTGGAGGGCCAGAATCTATCTCAATAGGGCAACTTCAACCTTGCCTAAAGATACTGCAGATAAGGGTAAAGTATATGACCCAAATAACCCATTCGGACCCAGAGCTAATTCAAAGAATCCTAAGTTAAATCAAAGGATTCAGGCTCAATATCGAATGGAATTAAAACATCAAATAGAAGGTGGAGTTCCATTTGGATACGAAGAAATGGACCCGGCTAAAGGCCAGAATGTTACGAAGAATAAAGAACTCTTCTTGGTAATGCCAGAAGTAAGAAACATGAATCAGGTAGTGATTTATAATCTTACAGCTAGCCCCTATCAATATATCACTCTTCAGAACAGACCACCTTCAATTGATTTCCGAGGAGAAACTACTTGGGCAACGATTAAATCAATGGGACGTAATACTCCTATGTATCACTTTACGGGTAGTGAGGATATAATTCAATTCAATGTATCTTGGTTCTGTAATGACCCAGATAATCCAAAAGAGGTAATTACTAAATGCCGATTATTGGAAATGTGGACTAAGGCAAATGCTTATCAGGCAAGCCCTCCGATTCTAAAAATCGAATGGGGTAGTTCTGGTATATTTGATAATCATCAATACATTCTTACATCTGCTACCTATACTTTGAATAACTTTAGGAATGCCTCAAGGACTAGAGTAGCAGGTAAGTCAAGTACAATCGAGGATTTAAAGTTATTGCCTGCAGCTGCAACCCAGGAATTAATCTTCAAGAGAGTAAGTGCTTATAACTTATCTTATCAAGACATTGTAACTGAAGAAGATTTAAAGAATACAAAAGGAATACAGATATGATAGACTTAAATCAATACCTAACAGGAGCAAGTCCCTATGATGGAGCCATTGCTCTTAAGTATGATGAGGGAGATTATTCATTAGAGGTAACTCCCCCAAACGTTCCTTACACTGATAACGATAAACAACATACTGTATTGGATGGAGAAACTATACAGAATATTGCCTATCGTTATTATGGTGATTCTGGTAAGTGGTATTTGATTGCCGAAGCTAATAATATCTTGAACCCTTTTCAAGAATTAGAACCTTATCAAATTTTAAGAATACCAATGTATGGCTGAAATTAGAAAACCTAACCAACCAATACTTTATAATGGAACAGCAACACCTTATATGGCTCTGTTCAATTCTGGAGGTATGCCTATAATGAATCCCATTACTGGCATACCTCTTGGCGCTTATATAAGTAATTGGAGCTACAAATATGATGAGGAGAAAGAGAACTTAGCTACCATTACATTTGATACTGGAGACCCAGATACGGTAGATATCGAAGACCTCCAGGAAAGCTCGATTATTTATCTTCAGTGGGGATACATATACCCTGATGGTCAATTTATCTCTAGCCCAGTACGAAGTATCAAGGTTAGAGATTTGGATTGTGTATTCGATTCTACTGGTACTCATGTGACGATTAAGTGTATAGATACAGTTGGAGATTTAAGATTCCAACCACCTTATACTCATTCGGATTTATCAGAACACAGTTTATCCAACTTCTTGGATAATGGTTGTAATGATGATATAGGCGTAATCATAGAAATATTTCAGTAATGGCTAAACAAATAATAAGTAATAAAGTTTACGAGTCACTACAGGTCCCGACAGAACAAAGTCGAACTACTACTGGAAAGATACTTTACGCTAACCGGTTTAGTGGAGTAGCTCAAGTAGCTATGCCCAGTGATTTAAAGTCCTTGATAGATAGTGACTTGGGATTAATAGGAAATAACATCTTAGTTCAATTAGAACAAAAGATGAAAGGGTATGCAAATGGTCCTTGGTATATTGATTCCCGGGATGGTGTAATATACATACACAACCGTAAGTTTCAAGAAGAACCAGAATACAATTATATTTACCAATCAGAAAATGGAGAAGTACTTAGAGTATCATTCGCTACTCAGAAAGTAACCAAAAGGGTAAAGGCTCAATTAACTCAAGCCTTAGACCCAGAAGATAAAGGTTTAATTGTAGGTTCAACAGATATCACAGAACCCGAAAAAGAGAAAGAGGAAGTAACTTTACTCAAACCATTTGTAGCTCAAGTAGATAATACAATGGTAGTAAATTATGGTAGTGTACCTTACGAAGATTATCGTAGTCATCCTACTACTAATATTGCTGCCGAGATGGAAGCTGAACAAAGGTATGGAGCTAAAGCTCAAAAGTATAATTCTGCAATGAAAGAGTATGGTTCTCAGAAACCCTATGTTGCTTACAATGCAGGTAAACAAGAGGCTTTAGATAATCTGAGTACTGAGCAATATCGAGAAGCAATTAATACTGCTGTAAACAATTTACCGAACGATAAGAAAAGGGTTATTCAGCAAATCTTGAAGAACTCTAAGAACGGTAAAGAGTTAGAAAGTAATCTTAGGCAATTACTAGAAAACGAAAGATACCTATTTACTGGAGAATATAAAATGGAATACCTTGCAGAAGAATGGGTAGACCCAAGAGAATATGACCCAGAAGGTGGAACTATAACTCACATGGTGAATATCAGAACTTTTTCAAGTAATCCTTATGAAAAACAAATGATAGATAACCAATCTCAGAGAGGTATATCTGCAATGGAAAAGAATCCATATATTACCGTATACCCTGATACCTATAAAGTAGAGTATTCTGGAGATGGAGTTACTACACCCACTATGACTCGAAAGGTTAAAGCTAAAGTTAAGATACGAAGAATGAAGAAGGTACCATTCTTAGTACCAATCTATAAGTTATATCATAATCTCTTTAGTAGATACGGTGGAGCAGATAAGGTTACTTGGGCAATGAATGCTAATGCCAATGGAGGTCTTAAGATATCCGAAAGAAAGTTGGTATGCCAAATGACTGTAGTAGGTAGACCTTCATTACAATCTTCTCAGATAATATCTTTAGAGAATGTAGGAAAAAGGTGGTCAGGCTTTTGGTATATCAAGTCAGTACAACATTCAATGGATGCAGGTCAAGGTTATCTCTGTACATTAGACTTGGTTAAGAATAATGCAAGGGATGGACAGACTACATCTAAGACCCAACTTAGTACTCAGGACATTGTAAGTAATGATGCTAAGGATTCTGCTAAAACTGACTTTGGTAAGAACAAGAAGAATACTGCTAATGCTTCCGATATTGTACATGACTTTACCTACAATGAAGTAGTATACTTCGTAGAAAGATACATGGATGATAAGGGTAGAATTATCGATAAGAAGGGTGCAGGAGAGTTCTTACAGAATAAGTTCTATTATGATGAGATAAATGCTAAAGACCCTCAGGCTCTTGCTGCAGGTACAGTTCGTACAGAAGGTACAGTAGTAACTTCAAATGGTACAGCAATCTATGGTAAGACCAATGTGGTAAAGGCAGACCAATCGAAGGTTACTCCTTCTATGAAAGAAAGGTATAATTTTGATGAGTTTAATTGGGCAATGAAAGCTTATGAACGATATAAATCCAACAAGAAATAATGTACTCAACAGCTAAACTATTAACAGAAGAGGGTATCGAGGGTTTAGGTAGATACTACTCTGTCTACCGTGGCATAGTGGTAGATAATAATGATACGGAGAAACATATGAACCGTATCAAGGTATGCTGTCCAGAAGTCATGGGTGGAATTATTACATGGGCCTATGCAAAAGGCCAACATGGTTCTATCAACAATGGGTTCAAGTACTTAGCTCCTAAGGTTGGAGATATAGTATTTGTTACTTTTGAATTTGGAGACCCAACTAAACCCCTATGGGAATATCATGGTTGGGGACTACAACAAATACCAGACCCTTTGGATGGTCCTAATAAAATGGGTATTATAACTCCAGAAGGGAATGTAATGGTACTTGATGATGATAATGGAAAGCTAACTGTTTATATAAATGGAGATGTAGGCATTGCTGCTAAAGGAAACATTTCTATTCAAGCACAAGGAGATGTAAGTGTAGGTTCTGGTGATACAGTAATCTTAAATAAGGGAGAGAATCAAGGAGTAGTTAATATCAAAGAACTAACCGAGAAACTCAATAATACCATTAAAGAACTGGAAACTCTAAGAACTTTATTCAATTCTCACGTACACTCGGGTGTAACTACTGGACCCGGTTCTTCAGGTCCTACCGTAACTCAAGCAAGTCAACCGTTCTCTACTTTCAAACAAGAAGATTATGAGGACATTAAATGTATACACTAATGGATAACTATCTTACTAACATTGTTGGAAAGGGTATGATATTCCCTATTCAACTTACAAGAAACGAAAATGGTGAAACAGGTTGGTATCCTGTTAATGGTGATATGGCTTTGGTAAGAAATAATATAAGCTCTATAATGTATTATTTAATAGGACAACGATTTCGACAGGAAAACTTTGGGAATCGCCTATGGGAATGTATAGAAGAGCCAAATACACAAGCCCTAAGTTTTATTATTAAAGAGTTTATTAAAAGCTCAATTGGTGCATGGGAACAAAGGATTACCTTTAAGGGTATTACCGTTTCTAGACAAGGTGCTAAAATAAACATAGAAGTTCATTATGTAGTTAATGAAACTTCTACTAGTCAGTACCTGTACCTGACCTATGATAAAAATGAAAATTCATTAAACTCTTATTAATATGGGAATCACTAATAAATGGCTCAACCCTTATCAGAGGTCTTACCAACAGATTAAGGCCAAGCTGATAGAATCACTTACGAATATCAAAGACAAAGATGGCAATGTACTCGTAACTGATTACTCGGAAGGAAATATATTAATCATTATCCTTTCATTGTTTGCGGCAATTGCCGAAGTTCTTCACTACTACATTGATAATATGGCAAGGGAATCCTTCTTACCTACTGCTCGTAAATACAGTTCAGTAGTTAGGCATGGAGCTTTGGTAGATTATCATGCAAGAGGTGCTATTGCAGCATCAGTAGATTTGGTAGTATCCAGGGATGTATCTGGAGATTCTATTGGTGCTAAATTAACTATACCTTCTGGAACTTTATTTACAGATTCTAATGGTAACAAATGGTTATCTTCTAGGGATGTAACTTGGTATGCTAATGTAACTACTTGTAAAGTTCCAGTTGTACAACATGAATTATATACCGAAAGCCAGATAAATGGAATGGTTATACCTTCAGATGAAAGGGTAACTATTACCTTAGGTACATTACCTAATGGTAAGTACTACGAACATGGAACTATGAGTATGAAGATTGGTGGAGAATCTTGGGTATTGGTGAATACCTTTGCTTATTCAAAACCCACCGATAAACATTTCATGGTTACTATGGATGAAGCTTTAAATCCATATATCTTATTTGGTGATGGTAAATATGGACAGAAGCCTGCAGCTAATGCCAAGATATCTGAGGTTAAGTTCTACCTTACTACTGGTATCAATGGTAATGTAAAATCTGGTATGATTACTTCTGTACCTTCAGTTATATCTTCATCAGTAACAGATGCTACTGTATCTAATACTTATGCTGCAGGTGGAGGTTCATCCTATGAGAATTTTAGTATGCTCAAGGAACACATACCTTTGAGTGTAAAGACTATGGGAGTAGCTATTACCAAACAGGACTTCATAGACTTAGCTAAACTGGTTGATGGGGTTAGTAAGGCAAAGGCAGAATACGAATGTGGTAGAAAACTAATCGTTTATATATCTCCTGATAATGGTGCTACTGCTGACTCTAACCTTATTCAAAAAGTATATGATGTATTACATCAGAACTCACCACTTACTACTTGGTTAACCGTTAAGTCTGCAGGTAAAGTAAATATTATCTTGGATGTAGAAGTTACTGGGAAGAAGTCTTATAAAACTTCAGAAATACAATCACAGATTCTTAGTGCATTATTTAATGCTTATTCTCCGGAGAACTCAGACATTGGTGGCAGCGTAAGAATCTCTGATATCTATGCACTCATAGATAATCTTGAATCAGTAGATTATTTACACTTGAAGAAGTTCTATACTAAACCATGGCCTACTACCGTATATGGTAACAAGGAATTAATCCTTGGTCAATTCCAATTAGACGAGGCTAATGGTAGTATGTCTTACTTTATCTCTTTCTCTTCAGGTACTCAGTTTACAGTACGTTCAGTTAAGGGAGGCTTTTCTTATGATGGCCAAGTGGGTAAGACTACACAGATTAGAGATACTATAAATGGATTTGTATTTGCCTTGGATATCCAGAACAATGGTTATCAATCCGGATTTAGATATACCATAACCATTGCAGAACCTAACAAGGATTATACAGACCCAGGTTATAATATTCCGGTATTCGAAGACTCAAGTCAGTTAACACTTAAAGTAAATGAAATCGTATGACAAATCTTAAAAACCTAATTGATTTCTTACCTTTCGAATTTAAAGAGCAAGATACTTATAAAGTCGACGGTAAGGGCATATTAGAAAGATTTCTAGAAATTTGTGGTAACTATTTCCAAGAAGATATAACTAAAGATATTGATAACATTCTAGATATAATCGATATCGATAAAACTCAGCAGAGGTATTTAAATTACCTCTGGGAGTTCTTGGGAGCATTACCATTTGCTAGAACCGGAGAACACAAGGGAGTTCCCAACTTAAGTGATGAACAGATTCGAACTATCTTAAAGTATTCAATCTCATTACTTAAGATTCGTGGCTCAAGAAAGTTCTTCGAAATTCTTTTTAATATGTATGGGCTAACCTGTACAATTACAGACCCAACCGATGGAGAGATGGATAAATGGGAAAAGGTAGACCCCTTATATGATACCGATTATTCTCAGTACGACAAATACAACTATGATAAGATTTATGGTTGTGCTCAATGTATAGAGGTAGGTATTTCTATAAGCGGTCATGGGTTTACTTCCCCCACTCCAGAGTTCAAAGCTTTCAAACAATCAATTGATAAGTTATTCGATAGATTCTTACCATACAATGTATCTGGGAAGATTGCTTATGGATTTGATTTGGCTTACAATTATAAAATTGTAGCTGAACCTCTTATCAGTCCTGCAAAGATTGTAACAGGACATATAACAGAAGTACCCATTAGAGTAACCGTTACTTCTGATTACGATGATGCCGATTTAAGATATCAGGTAACTGGATATGACCCCTCTGAGAATAAGTGGAGCTCAAAGAAATATGAAAGCGGTTCTATTTTCTATGCAAGAAAGGGTGACCAAAGATATTACTTTCGAAGTGTAGGAGATACTTCAGTAACTACCTATGTAGATATAGGTTTAGAATATTACACTAAATCTTATCACATATATGCCGACTTGGTAGAAGGAGGAACAGACCCAGATAATTTAGTAATTACAGGTACTAATCCAGTAATCAAAGTAAGGGTAACTGCAAATATGAATTATCAGGGAAATATTAAACCTGTATCCGTACAGTTACTTAATACCTATGAAACTAAAGATTCTGGTTCTGTTTGGGAAATAACTTCTGCAGGTACTTACGAATGGGTTATTGCAGACTTTCCTGCAAAGAAGGTTACTCTAAAGGTAACGGCAATTGCTACTAACTATACGGTATTCTGTGAACCTCGGAATATAAATCTTACCAACGGTGAAAAGTCTTTGATAACTATTCGTTCTTCAGATCCTAACGAAGATACAAGTCAACTTATTGCCGTATGTATTTCAGACCCAGGTATTTTAGTTCGTAATGGTCAAAGATGGGCACCAACTACTACTGGTACATTCCAATTTAGATGTACTAAAGATGACTCAGGTAATGCTAGTAATTATGGTACAGTAGTAGCTTACAGATTAGGTTATACGATTAACTACGATATAGGCGTATCAAACAAACGATTAAACCTAAATGCTCAAGGTTCTGCATCAGTTAATCTTTGGGTTACATCGGGTATTTATTATTCTACTTTCGAAAGTGCAAACTTAGGTAGTTATTTTGATACCGAGGTGACCATTTACAAAAAGAATACCCAAGGTACTTGGGTAAAACTTGGTACTTTAGAATTAACTAATCGCTATGTAGTTGGTCCTGATTTCTACTATGGTAGAAGTACAGAATACCAATTTAATGAGGCTGGAAGTTATAAATCTGAATCGGTGGGTGATGCTAGTAAGTCTGTAGAAGTAGAAGTACTTGCTTATATACCTACTCCTCAATCCTACTTGTGGTTAGAACCTTTGAATGAAGAGGATGAGAATTGGTATGAATTAGAACCTTACTCTGAAGCTGAAGCAGATGCAGGAAAGTATATCAAGGCAGGCTATCAATTAACCAAATCCAAGAATTGCCAATTCTACCTACGTTGGGGAGATGGTGGTAATATGATAACTGGGATTGACTTAGAGGGTTCATCTGAGAAATATAATTCGAACACTCTTATCACTTTCGATAAAGCAGGTAATTATGAGTTTTATTATCAAGGTTCAGTAGTAAGCCTTACGATTAAGGATGTTATACCTAAGTATATTTTAACTTGTAATCCAGTAAGTGCAGAACTAAGCAAAGATGTACAAGAAGTATCTACTATCGTAACCTGTACTTCAGATACTGGAGAAGTTTCAGATATTGTATATGAGACAGCTCCGGATGTGGTTCATCCAAGCCCTTATCAATTCTTTACTAATTTACCAGGTAAACATACTTTCTATGTGAAAGCTAATCCTGCAGTTAAAGCAGTATTCATAGTAAACCTGTTGGATGTAGTTGATAAGACAGAACTTACTTGGGAATCCAATGATATTTCGGAACAAGGTATTAATATATTAGTTCCGGAAGGAACAGAATGGTCACTTAAAATAGAATAAACAAAATGGAAAGCAGCTCTTTTAACACATTATTTAAAACTGGTATCATTGGATTCACTTCTGAATGTTATGCCATTATCTTTAATTTGAGGTGGATGATTTTATTAGCCTTTGTACTAATACTTACAGATTTTTGGTTTGGGATATCTGCAAGTAGGGCAAAGAAGATTGAAATAAGAAAATCTAGAGCCGGGAGAAGAACTCTTAATAAAATCATTGATTACCTGTGTTACATCTTACTGGGTGCCGTAATAGGTAAAGCCATCGGAGAACCTTACGGATTAAATCCAATAACAGTATCTATAACGGTAATGGTATTATGTTACTGTTTTGAAATAGATAGTATTTATAATCATATCTGTACTTTACATGGTATAGAAAAGAAGTACAGTATCTGGTCTATCTTTTGGAAATTGATAACCTTCAAGTTCAAGGCTGTAGGAGAGGCTTTCCAAGATATGAAAAACCAATCGAAAGAATATAAGAGTAATAACAATAACGAAGATACATTATGAAAACCTATTTTGATTATGAAGGTATAATAAAGTCTAAGGATGCAGCTGAAGCTATAGCTGCACCAGTAGGCATTGGCCCATTTTGTGGATTTGGTTCTGCAACGATTGTAAATAATGCAATCACTCTCTTGCCTAATGGAGAACCTACTTCTCCTGCATATCAAGCAATAAAGGATAGAATCCTTTCAAGGTATATGACTAAAGCTGCAGATTCTGGTGAAGGACCAGATACAAATTTTGGTTGTATAGCAAGGGATGGTACAATCTATATTTCTGATAGTGCTAATATTAGTATACCTAATATTGAAGGCTCAAAGGGTTCTAATGAGGATGTGATTGTATTTGCTTACCATACACCTTTGGAAGAGCCTGTACAGAACCCAGTACAGTTCAGAGCTTTCTGGAATGAATCTAATTCGTTCTATTCTCTGTACAAGAAATCAGTAGACCCATTATACCCAACACCCAAGGATTCTAGAAACCTGTCAAAAACAAATGTATTAGAAGATAATGAATTATCATATGAGTCTCTAGTGAATAGAGCTATGGCTTCAGTATCTCAAGGTTTGGTAGACAAATCCTCAATGGTATTAATTGGTATATATGGGCAAGGTACTAATTCAATGGATAACTCAGTAGAGAAATATTCTATTGTTCCTTATGCAGGAAAGTTTCCCCAACCAGTAGAATATAATACTGCTATCCATGGAATGCAACAAGCCAATATAGAAACTCTCTTACGACTATTGCAAGGATTCCCAAACTTTGATATCAAGGCTTACATTGATGAAAAGCTTGGTGGTATGGCAGGAGCTAATATACCAAGAGGACTAATTGCCATGTGGAATGGAGTTTCTGTACCAGAAGGTTGGGCTTTATGTAATGGTCAGATTGTAGAAGACTTACAGACACCAGACTTATCGGGTAAGTTTATTGTTGGCTGGTCATCGGGTAATGAGGATTACAATTTGATTGGTAATACGGGTGGCCAAGAAAAAGTAACTCTTTCAACTCAAGAGATTCCATCTCACGTTCACAATTTCGCAGATGCTTACTTTATCGAGGCTCATTCAGATTTGGTGGGAGCTAATGGTACTCAATGGATTGGTAATAACCTTTCTGGTAGTAATAAAACTGATAGAGATAATTCTTATGTATGCCTATGGGACCATGATACCAGGGCTGCAGGTGGAGGTCAACCTCACGAAAATAGGCCACCTTACTACGTACTGGCATACATTATAAAACTATAATATTATGTCTTAACTACTTATATTGTTGACAAAGAACTTTTAATTTATGGATTATAGGAGAGGGACGTTGGGAAACGCCCCTTTTCTTTTGTGTTTAGTAGTGAAGTTCTTCTTTAGCTTTCTCTTCCCAATATAAGATATCTTGTTTGAGTTCTCCTATGTATTTAACCGACTTCTTAGTTCTAGGCATATCAAAGAACTCAACCAACATTATATTGGTGATTCTTTCTCCATCTTTAATTCGTTCTTTAATATAAGGAGGTGGAGTAAGTAATACTTCAAATACCATATAAGCATCTGGAGATAATTTCTCTTTCATATACTTATATAATAATTCAAGCATTTCTTCCTTAGCCTTAACCTCTTCATCGTCATCTTCTAACTCTTTATCATTATCAAATAAGTCTTCAAGTTTAAATAGGTTCTGATTGTATTCTGCAATCTCTCCATAGGCAAATCGAAGAAGCTTATTCTTAAATGTAGCAAGAGAAGAAAGGATTCTTGCTTTAAGATGTTCTTCACTACAAGTACCGTAGTACTTATTAAAAACAAATAACATTTTATCCCAGAAATAAGAAGATATTATATCTGGCGTAAGGTTAAACCTTTTGTAATCAATCTGTTTGGTAAGGTTCCGAATAACTGGCTTACAAACTTTGTATAACCGATTAAACATTGCTTCATCATAATCCTGCATGGGTTTTAATCTATGAAGCTCTGAACCATTGTTTCCATTACATTTCCTCATATTCTTTAAGTATTTCGTTATGCAAATATAATAAATATATTTTATATAATATAAGAATATCAAAAAATTTCACCGAACGGCTGAGGATAAGAAGACTAGATATTGTGGACATGAGTTCAGAACTACATGAGGACTATCAAAATCTATTAGTATATAATATTGCAATATAATAATGTATGAAAAAGAATAAAATTAAATTTAGTTTTGCACCTGACTTTCAGTTAGAGATTCTCAGGTTCATTATTCAAGATAAGGAAGGAGGTTTAGTACTAAGCAGAATAAAACCAAGCTACTTAGTACTTATCGAACATTCCTTAATTTGTGAGGGTATACTTAAATACTTCAAGAAGCAAAGAAAGATACCCTCACAGAATGTCCTTAAACAAGTACTCAGAGAAATGCTAGAATCTAAAAACTATGTTGACCTGGTTACTAAGGATGATATCCCAAACATCGAGAAGGTTATCAAAAATCTTTATTCAATTCAATTATCTGATTCAGAATATATTAAAGAGAAAATCTATCAGTTCTCTACTTATGTTGAAATGAAGAACTTAAATGATTCATTCGACTTAGATAACTTCGAACAGTACGAAGAATATTCTAGAAAGGTAGAGAAGGTTTTACAAAGAAGTAGACCTAAACAGGAGGATGAACCTTTATTCATGATTCGAGATGTTACTGAACGTCAATTTAAAAGGCAGGCAGAACCCTCAGTAGTACCATGCCCATTTAGGCAACTAAACGATTTAACCAATGCGGGAGGATTCCCAGGTGCATCAATCAATGTAATCTTGGATAAACCTAAAGCAAAGAAAACATTCTTCATGGTTAACCTTGCAAGAGGTTACCTTAGAATGAAGAAGTCAGTTTATTATGTGGATACAGAAAATGGTCAAGAACAAATCATGGACCGTTTCATTCAATCCAGTATCAATAAAACTAAGAAGGAATTATATACTGGAGATTATGATAAACTCGAGGCTAAGCATTTAAGAAAACTTGCAAGGTTTGGAGTTGAATTAATCGTTGAAAGAGTACCTGCATTAATTACTGACTGCAATTATATAAGGGAGAAGATACTTACTCTTAGGAGCCAAGGGATTGATATTAAGGTATTGATGGTTGACTATGCAGGGAAGCTTGCTTCTATTGCAAAGGATAAAGAGGATTTTGATAGAATCTCAAATGTATATATTGACTTACAGAATCTTGCTGAGGATTTGCATTTAGATGTTGTATGGACTGCTCATCATATTACTCGTGAAGGTAAGAAACATCAAGCAACCAAGTATGATGAGAATGATATATCCGGTTCTATTGCAATTGTTCGTAATGCTCAATTTATAATGGGTCTTAACAGTACAGAGCAAGAAGAGAAAGATAATATCCTTCGTTCAGAGATTGTAGTACAAAGGGATGGTCTTCCTTCTGGTAGAGCCTTATTTAGGTGTGATGTAGAAAGGCAAAGATGTACAGAGTTTACTAAAGAACAAAGAAAGAATTATGATGAAGTATATGGTAAGAAACTTGAAGAATCTTTTAAGAAAGGTAATCCTGATGCTGATTCCAAGAAAAGGGAAAGGACAACTGGAGATATATAAATGCAAACTCGGTATTCATGATTGGGTAACCGAGCATTGGTGGGAAACCCGACAGAAACCTCGAAGAGCTATATTTTCACACAAAGGAGGTAGAAAGAGGGCTCAGTATTATACTAAGTATTGTACGAGAACCTATTGTAGAATCTGTGGTAAAAAGAAAAAGAGGAATGAGAACTAAAAATGTAGAAGTAGTAAAAGACAGATGGACTGATGGATTAGCTTTAGAAATATCTCATAATGGTTGGCAAACAACTTCCATTAGTAATCTAGATGTTGAGGATTTAAAGAGAATACGAAAAGTAATTCGTAAAGCAATTAGAAACCATGAAAATAACAAATCAGTTTAAGTCTAGACTTAAGACTTACTTTATTAAAAGACTTGGAGCATTTGATTATAAACATGGCTGGATGAAACTCCCAGTATGCCCTTACTGTCACAGAGAATTAAAAATGGGAGTTAACTTATCAATGTATAGAACCAATTGCTTCAGATGTAATGAACATCCGAATCCTTCACAGTTGGTTATGGATATAGAAGGATTCGAAACATACCATGAATTAATTAACTTCTTAAACAGTGGAAAATTTGATGAGCTTGAATTTCACGAAGAAAAGGTTGAACTTGCAGAAGCCAAACCTTTGTATTTACCCGAAGGATTTAGAATCCTTAACATTGGCCAGTCACAAGTTGCAAAAAGCATTAGAGGATATGTCAAGAGCCGTGGCTTTGTCATCTCGGAGTTGTCTAAGCATGGAGTTGGCTATGCGACGAAGGGGGCTTACTTTGGGTACCTCATTATACCCTTTTATTACAGAGGACAACTTAGATATTATAACGCGAGAAATGTTATCGGGCAAGGTCCTCGGTATAACAACCCTAACAAAGATATCACAGGAGTTGGCAAAGAATTTATCATATTTAATTATGATGCGTTGGAGATGTATAGGTCGGTATACATCTGTGAAGGTGCACTCAATGCCCTTACTATTGGAGATAGAGGAATTGCCACAATGGGTAAAGCTATATCTGGATATCAAGTCAATGAATTACTTAAATCCTCATGCGAAAGATTTATTATATTGCTGGACCCAGACGCCAAGAAATACGCAATCAATCTTGCGCTCAAACTTGTTGCCTATAAAAAAGTCAAGGTGGTGTTTTTACCAGAAGGAAAAGATGTAAACGATTTAGGGAGAAAGGAAACTCTTAGGTTAGTATATCAAACAAGGTATCAAAGTTATCAAGATTTAATTCAAATCCGAAACTCTTTGGAGTAAGGATTACCTATTATATTATATAACTTAAAATATTAATGATATGATGAAGATAATCGATTATGTAGTTAAGACTTCAATAGTTTTGGCTGCTCTTTTAATTATGGGATATTTCTTCCCAGTTGTAAGTTGGTTTGAAAAACCCCAACCAAGGAAGAATATGGTTTTCAGATGTGAGATGGTTGATGGTAAAGTTAGGGATTATACTTTAAACTTACCCGAAAATGTTACTTGGTATGTAGGTACCAATAGAGGTTCATATTATGTATCATTTGGTTCTCCCACTAAAAACCTTTATGGGAAGAAATGCCCAATAGATAATAACGAGGGTTGTATTAATGGTGTTTTAGTTTGTAATAGAGTAAAATGAGAGAACCCAGTATTCACATTACTAAGTCTCAATTTGAGGAAATATTAAATACCTTAGAGGTAGATAACTTCCCAGTTGAGGCTTTTTTTGTTATTGCACGAAAAGAGGCAATAAATACTAGAGCAGTGGTTGTTTCTAATAAAGGGACAACTAAGAAAGTAACTAATATATTACTAGCATCTAAGGGTAATGCTTCCCTTGTTGCCGATATATTATATGCTACTCGTATAAAGCTTAAGCATAGAGGAGTTCGTAAAATAAACGAAAGTAATACAAGGGAATGGGCTTTATGTAAAAAGCTTGCTGAGATATGTAATACCTTTTGTGAGGATTTTAAATTTGATACTCGGGAAGGATTTATTAAATACATTGAGACTGGTTTAAAGAGGATGACAGATTATCGTAATGTTATGCAAAGGTTAATATCCATGCAGGACAACATTACTAATCAAACCGAAGCTGAGATTAAATTACAGTCAGCAGATTTAGAACTTACTGCTAAGGTACATGATTACTTTGTAAGTAAGATTGCTAAGGCAACTGGTATATATGAATCCTATGAAAAGAATCCTGAGAAGTATGTTCACTTCGCTTATGTAGCAGCATTCCTAGAGGAAGAAGGTTGGGATTATAAGGATTTCATAGATGCTCAGTTTGAATCCTTAGCATGGTGTAATGGTCTACCCGATATTGCTCAATTATATACTGATAAAGCAGTAGAAAGGTATAATAAGTATTTATATAAAAATAAGAATAAAAAATCCTTAGAGGAACCTCAAGTTGAGGGCTCTCTCTGGGATAAGATTAATAATTAAAACATAACGTTATGAAAGCTTTAAGATTTTTAGGTAACAGAGTAGAGGATGCAGCTAATGCTTTTATTGATGTCCTCAAGTATTCGGACCAGTCAGTAGATTACCCTGATTTCAAGGATATTGAACCTTGGCCAGAGGATATTGTTAATATGTTCAAGGATGCACTAAAGGATAAACCTTTCTCTGAGATTAGTGCTATCCTTATGTATACTCAACAGTCGTCAAGGTTTGACCCAATTGCAGAGTTAATGCTTGGTATTGGTTTGGTAGAAATGAGACACTATGACAAGTTATCTGATTTCTTACAGAAGGCAGACCCTCATGAACAGGATTCTGTTATGGATATCTATCCTAAAGTGGAAATAGGATTTTCTCCTGAAAGTGCTTTGAAGATTGCCTGGAACTCTGAGATAGAGACCATTGGCAATTATAAGAAAATTATGAATAGTCTAGCCTTATATAGTGAACGGGCTGATTATGATGATGTGATGTATTTGTTGAATAAGTTAATTGCCGATGAAGAACATCACATTAAGCTTATCAAGGAAGCTATGGGAGTAGATGATTCTACTAAGAAAGGTGTAACTGTAATTATCAAATGAGTAGGATAATCATACAGAATGGGAATATGTGCGAACTGGACTTACCTCTTAAGTTCGCACAGAAACTCTATGCAGAGTTTGCCATTCGTCATCCAAATGCTTTCTACTTACGTACAAGGCAAAGAGGTATGCAGAACTGGGACGGCAAGATTCATTATATTAATAAGCATGGTGAATTTAAGATAGGTTTACTTCCTGCAGTATATGAAAAGTGTATTGAGTATGGAATTAAACCTAAAGTTGTAGATATGCGACAACCATTACCTAAAGTCAATGGAGTTGTTACGAAAATAGGAGAATATAAACTAAGACCAGAACAAGAGAAAGCCGTTAAAGCGGTAATCAATAACAAAGTAGGTAAGGTACCTTTTCAGATTGGTGTTTTAGATTACACCGTTAATGCAGGTAAAACTCTTATCATGTCGTCTCTTTATCTATCCTATAAGAAGGAGTTAAAGACTTTGCTAATAACTAATGACTCTGACTGGTTGAATCAAGCTAGAGATGAATTTAAGAAATACCTACCAGGAGAACAGATTACATTTGTTCAAGGTAAAGTATTAAACTGGAGCAATTTTACCATTGGTATGGTTCAATCTATTTCTCGTAACATGAGATTCTATCAGAATGAACTATCTAAGGTAGATATGGTTTTGGTAGATGAGGCTGACCAAGCAGGTAGTAAGCAATATCAAAATGTACTTACTCGTTTATTTAATACCAGAGTTCGTATAGGGTTATCTGGTACCATTTATATGAGTAAGCTTGCCAAGGATAAAGTAAAGAATATGAATCTTGAAGTATTCTTTGGTAAAGTACTTGCAGAGTTTAAACTTAAGGACTCTATTAAAAAAGGTTATTCAACTCGTACAATTGTAAAGATGGTACCAAGTAAACCCTGGTATGGTAATTGGGAATCAGAAGAAGTATCCTATAAGGAAGTATATGATGATTCTATTACCTTCAATAAGTATGCAAAGAGAATGGTTTATTCTCGACTTAAATGGAATCTTAAACAAGATAGATATCCTGCACTCGTAGTATGTAAATTTATTGCACACTGTGAGAATTTATGCAAATACTTTAAAAAGAAACTAGGAAGCAAATATAATATTGCCTGTGTGCATGTAGATACTCCTTCAAAGATAAGACAACAAATAATGAAGGATTTTAGGGAAGGTAAGATTGATATCTTGGTTTCAACTACAATCATTGCTCGAGGTAAAAACTTTCCTAAGCTTAGGTATTTACTTAATGCTGCCAGTATGGATAGCCAAGAAAAATCTATTCAGTTCCTTGGTCGTTTGGTTAGAACTGATTCCTCAAAGAAAAAGGTTTACCTTGATGACTTACATTATCCAGGTCCTTATCTTAATAGGCATGGTAAACATAGGAAGCAGTATTATCAAAAACAAGAATTGAAAGTTATTCTGTTAGAGAAGATATGGAAGAATCATCCTATTCATTCTTTATGAGAATACCTTACTTAATCTGTTCTATTAAGTACTATGGATAATTACTTTTTCCGGTAGGAGGAAGTAATTAATCTAATAGAGGGACATAGGGCATTATTAATCATTAAATTAAAAGATATGGAATACTTACTACTAATACTAACAGTACTGGGAGTGATAATCGGAATACTTTATCTCTATTCATCTCAGTATGATTACGATGTATATAAATACAAATGTCATCATTGCAAGAAGAAATTCAAGGAAAGCGATATAAAGGATTTAAGAGGTCCTTGGCATACTAAGGATTGGACTTGTCCTCATTGTAAACATCTAAATGTAACACTCAAAAGTTATGATTACTAAGTTATATAAGAAATTCATTGATAAGATAATCGGAGAGGAACAAACTCCTCTTCATGTTTTTAACTGTACTACCCTGGTATGGATATCAGATATACAATCAATCCAGGTAATGGCTAATGAATATAAGGTATATTTTGATTTATCTTTCTGTTCAGGGCTACAGGTTAGAGTACTAACTTATACTGATTCTCGTTACTCACAACACTTGGGTGATATCAGGAAACTATTTATTAATGCAATTGGACATTCCTACTTACCACTGTATGAGTCGGAATTGAAGGTTGGAAATTCAGTCATAAGACTAACCGAAAAAAAAATAGATGATTAATTATGGCAAAGAAAAAACAAATGCTTCCCGACTTAACCAAGCAGGATATCCTAACACCCTTGGATATCTCTCAATTGGGAAGTAATGGAGACCCATGCTTTGGTATTGGGTATGATTTATCCACTAAAGAATGTAAATTATGCGGAGACTCAGAACTATGTGCGTTCAAGATGTCCCAGAACTTGAACATTACAAGAAAAGAATTAGAACAGAAGAATCAATACAAAGATTTGGATGTATTAGAAGACACGGTTGGTATCAAGAAATACATCCGAGGCTTGATTCGGAAAGGGAAAGACAGAAAAGAAATTATCTCAAAGACAGTTGAGAAATTCGAAGTACCTAAGAAACGTATTAGAGAACTTTATAGAGAATGCAATGGGAAAGGTCAATAAGTTAAGAATGATATGGGCAATGTTTAAGTTATATCTTAACAACCCAAATTATTATGTACGGCAAGATGATGTTCTTGCTGATTTGTTTATGCAGGGTGAATATGACGTAGAAAGATTCTGTCATTCACTCGGAGTAACTCCTCAACGAGGATTAACCTTTGGACAACTTTTAAAAGAATGTAATATATTATGAACAGATTCAGATTTATTAAAGTAAGAGACGTAAAGACTCCCTCAAGAGGTAATGTAGGTGATGCAGGTTTGGATTTCTATATCCCAAGAAACTTAGACCCTCAACAATTAATCCAAATTGAGGCAAACCAATCTCCAAATCATTTTACTCCAGATTTTGTGTTGGGAGTAAATACAACTACCAATTTCATAATCGATATTCAGATTTATCCGGGAGGGAGAATCCTTATTCCATCAGGTATTAAACCTCTTATTGAACCTCAAGAGTCAATGCTCATGGCAGCTAATAAGTCTGGGCTTGCTTCTAAAAGAGGTCTTCTGTATACTGCCGAGATTGTAGATTCTCCCTATGTTGGTGAAATCCATATAGGTATTATCAATCTGAGTAGAGTAATACAGACTCTAAGAGTAGATGAGAAAGCAACCCAATTTATTCATGTCCCGATTTATCTCACCGAACCCGAAGAGATTCAATCAGAAGAGTTTTATTCTGAATCTCAAATGTGGGGAACAAGAGGTGAAGGTGGATTTAATTCAACAGGAAGTAAATAATGGATATACGTAATATCAAGGAAATAGTACCTCCTTTAGAAGTGGGTACTTATTTACAAGCTATGTATTCTCTTTCGTTAGAACAATTAGACGGCTACAGGCAAATAGAAAAGTTACCGGATTACCCAGTTGATATCAATAATCACCAAAATCAGGTAGTTCTTAAGGATTTTATTGCCAGGGTTATTGAAGAACTAATGGAAGGTTATGAATCTACATCCGAGGTAGTAAAGATATGTAAGAAGTGGGGATGGAATATCGAACAACTTACAGAGGATGAATATACTCAAGTACTTAATCATTTACAGAATGCCAATGAAGAACAAGGAGATGCTCTGGGATTCCTATTCACTTTGTTTCACTTTGCAAACATTCTACCAGAAGACATCTTCTCATGGGGAACTTCTTATGTAATTGATTATTCTGATTTTAAGGTAAAAGACTTAAAGGATATAATCACTCTTGGTATGGCAATGGTTACTGAAGGTAGTATAGGTTTAGTTAATCGATTTAGAATGATTGATGAAGACCATGAATCAGTAAAGGATTATACTCCCGGGTTTAATACCTTAAGCGAAGCTTCTCATGAAGAAGAGAAGGTATTATTATTCGATGTAGTATATGAACTGAATATTGCAAGGAATCTTCTTAAGTGTAGACCCTGGAAACAAACCCAAGTAATGACTAAGGAATTAGACTTTCAGTATTCTTTGGTAAAAGCTTTCTATCTATATATGGGATTCTTGGGTATCCAGGGATTTTCAGATGAATCAATCTATAGGTTATTCTTTAAGAAACAAAGACTTAACCTCTGGAGACAAAAAACAAATTACTAATGAGTGGATGGAATAGAAAATTAGAGGGTCTTCAATCTAATACGGAGGAGACCCTCCACTCTTTGGAGTTTGCTACTTCACAAGAGGCATGGGAGAAATTGAACGAGGCTTTCTTAAGGTTAGACCCAGTTCTTTTTGATAAGGGTGCTACTGCAAACAGTGGAGTTGCAGTAGCATACAATGTGTTTATAAAAATACGTAAAGCATGGGTAGACCCAGATTTTGATTACGGCAGGTGTTTTAATTACAAAGAAACTAAGTGGACGAGCTTATTGAATAATTATATTGATTTTAATAAGTTAGACCTCTTACGTAGCAAATTAAGAATCCTGAAAAACAAATATAATCAGAATTACAATGTTACATATATGTTTAATAATCATCATGATAACGGTAAACAATGTTTAATTGCTGCAACTTTTTCGAAGAGATTTCAAGAGGACATCCCAGTTATTACAATGGTAATCAGAGCATCAGAGATTACAAAGAGGTTAATATTCGACTTCCTATTAATTCAACGGATGGCCGAATATGTGTATGGGCCGGACCAGTCAGTACAAATCAACCTATTTGCGACTCAAATGTATGGGAATGTAGAGACACTCTTAATGTACTCAGCTTATAAACCTTTAAAGAAAGTAATCAAGGGTATAGATAATCCTTGGACTAAAAGAGTTAAAGAGGTTTATAAGAAAATCCAAAATGGTACAGAAAAGGAATGGTCTTCCTTTAAGGTATTCTTCCGAAGTTTTAAAGTACTTCGTCCGGACTTATACGAATACCAAGCTTTGTTAGCAAAGGACTTGCTATTAGAATATGAAGATATAGAATATCCAGAAAATGTGATATCCTATTCTCAACGTAAAGCATATAAGAAGAAACTTTTAAAGAAACAAAAGAATGAGAATCTACAGTAATTCTTTTGAGTTAATGTCAGAACTTGGCAGAGAACTCAACAGTTATGGTCAAACTGTAAAACCAAAGACCTATCAGAATAAAGTCATTGAAGGTAAAGAGGAATTTGAAACAAAGGAACTCATTTGCCAACAATATTGCTTGACTTCACTCGGAGACCCAGTATGGTTATTTGTATTTTCACATTCAAGAGAATGGGCAGATGCAGAGTTAGGAGAAAGGCTTTGTTGGTATGGTTTAAATCCCGGTACAGCTTGGGAGTTAAGGAAAGACTTATGGGAACAATTCTTAGTTGAGGGTCCAAATGGTAAAAAGTTTGATTATACTTATCCAGAAAGGATTTGGAATGATTTAAGTGATACTGGTAAGTTAGCTTTAGAAGAAGTAATTAATCTTCTTAAAAGGGATAATGATACTCGTAAAGCAGTACTCCCAATATTTCATGGTTCAGATTTATGTTTCCTTGATGGAAGTCGACGTATTCCTTGCTCTATGTATTACGATTTCCTTATCCGTCAAAACGGTAAAGGAGAGAAGGTATTACATATTTGCTATCATCAAAGAAGTTCGGATTTTGTTACTCACTTTGGTAATGATGTATACCTTGCATGGAGACTTATGGAATATGTAGCTCAAGAGGTGGGAGTTAAACCCGGTTACTTATACCACACCATTGATTCTCTTCATTCTTATAAGAAAGATTGGAAATACCTAAATACCAATCTTGAAGATTTACAGGACTCATTCTAATATTAGAGGGATGTATCTACTACATGTGGGTATGTCCCTCTTTCTATTTATTAACATGGAAACGAGATATAAGATAATTAAGAATAAAAGAGAACTTAAGAAACTTATTGCTTGTTGCAAAGCAACGGGTTATGCTTGCTGTGACTACGAAACTAATGCTGAACCAATCTATAACAAAAGTTTCAAGCCAACTATTCTCTCGGTATCTTGGATGCCAGGATTTGGTGCTTCTATTCCCTTAGACCATTTCCAAACTAAAGAATATACTTCTCCCGGATGGAACTGGAAGAAGATGTTAAGGAAATTTGGGGAAGAGGTTATTGAGAATTATGATATTGTAAAAGTTGCATGGAACTGGAAATTTGATGACCAGATTAATCAAAAGTATCATATCTATTATAGAGGTACATGCTTAGATGGTATGCTTGCAAAATATGTTCTCAATGAAGAAAAACCTCACGGGTTAAAGGATATGGTTAGAAGGTATCTACCCGAATATGGTGATTACGAAAAGCAAGATAAATTCGATAAGATACCCTGGGATAAAAAAGAATTAGACCCATTATGTAAATATGGTTGTCAAGATACAGACTTTACATTACGATTAATGATATTCTTTGAGAAGAAGTTAATTGATTTAAAGATGTATTCTGTATTCCGTAATTTATTTATGTGTAATTCCCGGGTATTAACCTCCGTAGAGAAAGAGGGATTATACCTTGATAGAGATTTCAACCAGAAATTACTTGAGGAATATAAACCGAAGATTGATGCTGCTAGACAAGCAATATATGATTTACCAAGGGTAAAGAAGTTTGTAAAGAAATTCAATCAGCAAAAGGTTGAGAAATATATCGAATCTATTGAGGCTGAACTTGAAGAATTAGATTATAATGACCCAAAAGATAAACGTAAGATTGATTCAAGGGAACAGAAGATATCTAATATTCGTGCAGGAGTATTTACTACCAAGAAGGAGCAGGATTTAATTAGACCTATCAATCTTGGTAGTCCAGTTGATTTACCAGCACTTATGTATTCAGATTCTGGTTTTAAATTCCCAGTAATTAAAAATAATGAATCTGGTAAGCCAAGTACAGATGAAGATACTTTGGTTGAATTAAGGTTAACAGTAAAAGACCCAGAATCTCCAAAAGCAATATTCCTTGATAAGCTACTTGAATTAAGAGGTTTACAGAAAATGTATACTACCTATATTGAAGGTTGGCATGAAAAAGTCCAAGATGATTCTCGATTACATGGTAGGTATAATATACATGGAACAGATTCTAATCGATTCAGTTCTGCTGACCCAAATATGCAGCAAATACCAAAGACATCTGTAGACCCAAATATTAAGAAACAATTAGTTGCTCCTCCGGGTTATTTATATATGGCATTCGACTATTCTCAAGCAGAATTAAGAATGATGGCTCATCTATCTGGAGACGAAACTTATTTGGAAGCATTTGCCAAGGGAGTAGACCCTCATCTTGGTATAGCAGCAGCAAAATACGGTGTATCAATCGAAGAAGCAAGTAAAGCTTATGAAGATGAAACACATCCCGATTATAAGTTATGGAAGGTAAGGAGAAAGCAAGCTAAACAGATTGCATTTGGACTTATTTATGGAATTGGTAATAAATTGCTAGCAGTTAAATTATCTGACCCAAAAGCAGGTATTATAGTTACACCAGAAGAAGCAGCAAAGGAAATGGAAGTATTCTTTGGTCAACATCCTAAGATTAGGAAGTTTAAAGAGAAACAAGAGAAATTCCTTCGTAAGCATGGGTATTACACACAGTTATTTGGTACTAAACGAAGACTCCCACAAATATATTCAAATGACAAGCAAGAAGTTGCTTATGCAATTCGTTTAGGTCTTAACTTCCCCTGTCAAGGTGCTGCAGCAAATATGACAAATTTTGGAGCTATCCTTGTTTATTGGTTAATGAGACAAGGTAAATTACCCATGATGAAAGAAGCTTGTACAGTACATGATGCTGTATATATGTATTCTAAACCTCAAGATATTAACACCTGGACTGTATATACAATCTGGAATATCCTACGTAACCCAAGTACGAAAAGGTATTTCGGATTTCAAGTTGATGATGTTGATATGGACATGGACTTTACCATTGGTAGAACTATGGCAGAGGAATTACCCTTTATCCCTGGGTATGATTATAATAAGATGTTACAACCCGATTTCTCCGTAGAGGAATATATGGCTGAACATAAGAAATATAAACATATCCATATTAAGCAATTTAAAGAGAGATTTAATAAACAAATGAAGGCTTATGAAAAAGATTTTGAACGGACCCACGATTTACCGAGCTAAATGCCCATACTGTGATTGTGAATTTGAATATGACTACTCAGAAGTAGATTCATCCACTTTTGCTGATTGTAAATTAGTTAAGTGCCCAGGTTGTAATAGGTATCTTCATCATAAAGAAAATCCAAAATCACATACAGAAGTGAAGAAAGAGGATACTATGACAACATAAATAATAAAATATTATAAACTATGGCAACTGAAGAACAAATAATGAATACAAATAGGCTATCATCTTTAACCTATATGATATCTGCCTGCTTAGAGTTCTCTATTCAAAATCTCAATCGTCAATTAGACCTATGTAATTTGAGATTAGTCGGTAGAGATAAAATGGTATTCAACCGAGTTAGGTCTCAGATAGAGCAACTTCAATCAAATCTCAAACTATTAGAGGATTTGGCATTTGGTGTAATGAAGGACGAAGATGCAAGGTTAGCTTATGAAGATGCTACTCATATTTATTGGGCTCTGTTTATGACTTTAGTAGATAGAGGAGGAACAGATAATTTATGTGATTTAAGATTCAAAGCTTTAATCGATATAATTGGTAAGTATGAATCTATTCTTCACTTGCCTGGTTTAGATACTGCATACCATTGTGCATTTGCTCAGGTATCTAAAGCAATTCAAGAAGGTAAATATTCAAAAGAAGATTTTAAGAATTTATTGAAAGTACATGAAAACGGAACTGAAGAAACTAAGGGTTAAATTCGAAGGTAATATCATAACCATAGATATTGCTAAGGAATTATCCATTAATGAAAATATCATTAATTCTCAGTTAAGGGAATCCCCAACTAGTTATTATATACTTTGCTCATTAAGAGATAAGTATATTAAAGAAAGGGATGCTCTAGCAAGAGAAAAGGATGAAGCTTATTCTGCTGCTTGGATATTTATTAAAGAATCTAATGAAAGGTTCAATAATGATTACGTTGCTCATAAGGCTAATATATCTCCCAAGTATAAGTCAATATATCAACGGTATTTAAAAGCAGTAGAAAAGGCTAACAAGTATATTTCAATATGTAGAGCTTATGAGTCTAGAGAGAATATCTTGAGGACTATTAATGCCAACATGAGGAAGCAACAATAATAACTATAAGTAATTACTAACTTTTAAAAACGAATTAAGAATATGAATTATTCACTATCTTTCATTTCTGCTATGGTAGCAGCTCAGTTTGATAATCAATTACCAGGATGTCCAACTGAAAACCGAGTTCTTATCTTATCACCAAAAGAAGTAAACCAAACTAGGGGTGGGCTTATTATCCCAGAACAGGTAAAAGAGGGAGTTCCTCGTAAGGGAGTTATAGTTAAACTCGGTGAGATTACCGAAGAGTATAGAACTTACCGGGATTTGGTGCAAATAGGTAGAATAGTTACCTATGGTTTGTATGCCGGTAAGGAACTGGAATTTGAAACAGACAAGCTTACCCCAGGCTTACAACAACTTTTGGAAAAGAACACTTTAACGGTGTTGAGTATGAATGAGATAATTTACTCAGAACCAAATAATAACGATTAATATGGCACTTGACAAAAAGAAAAAGAAGAAAGTTTCATCAGATGGACTTTCTACAAAAGAAAAGATGCTGGCTAGAAAGAAACAGCTAGAATCTAAGGGAAACGGCAATGGTTTGGTATTCCCTAAAGAAGGTACTTTACGAATGAGAATCAAATCTCCGGGAGATGACCAGGAATTGGGTATAGAAATTGTTCAGTTCTATCTTGGAGGTAATCTGGGAGGAGTAATATCTCCGGCTACTTTTGATGAACCATGCCCCTTCATGGAAAAATATCAAGAATTGAAAAACTCAAAGGATGAGGATGACAAGGAACTTGCAAAAACTCTCGTACCAAGAAGAAGATACGTTATTGGTGGTCCGGTCTATGCAGACGAAAAGGGAACTAAATTTGATTACGAGGGTAAAGATAAGGGAGTTCTAGTTCCACGCTCTGTTTATCAAGATATTATCGACTTATACCTCGATGAGGATGAAGCTGGTGATATGACAGACCCAAGAAATGGATACGATATCAAAATTATTCGTTCGGGTTCTGGTAAGCTTGATACTACATATTCTGCTCGGGCTTGTAAACCAACCAAATTGGACAAGAAGTACCAAGGTAATGTAGACCTGGAAGGTATAGTTCGTTCTCAAATCAAATCATATGATGAACTGGAAGAACTTCTTGCTAAGTTCTTGAATGAAGACCATGGAGGAGACGATGACGAGGATGACAAACCAAAGAAAAAGGCAAAAAAGAAAGGGATTCACAGAGACCATTATATGGAGGATGATGAACCCAAAAAGAAAAAGAAGAAACGTTACAAATCAGATATTTAAAGGTTAGTTAAACATATGGTTTCATTCGAAGGTGGTAATTAGATTCGTTCAGTTATCACCTTCTTTAGTCTAAATACATTACATTATGGTATCAAAAGAATATTGGGCAAACTTATCAGATGAAGATAAGTCAAAGATTATAAGAAGATTTTGTGAAATTAATGATATTGGGCCAGACTTTGATTATGCAAAGGTGAGGGATTTTTCTGAAAGGGTTAAACAGAAATATAAAGAATCTGGAATATACAGAAATAATCAATTTTGGGAACATCCCGTTTTAATATTGGAATTGGTAGACCCTCTTATGGCAGAAATGATATTATCATGGATGTATGCCAAAGTAGAATTACCCAATGGAGAGAGGTCTGAAGTACCCTTCATGGGATATCACATAGTAGAACTTGTATTCGACAAGGGTAGTCTCATGAAGTTTACCGATGAAGAGAAAAACGTATTGAATCAGGCAATGAATATTTTAAAATCAAGAGGAATTTAATATGGCAAAGAAAACTAAGGTTGGTTTAAAGGTACCAACAAAAAATGAGATATTAAAGAAATATGGTAGTATCATGAGATTGGCTTCAGATACAGTAGAATCAAACTTATGGTTACCCTCTACTTTCTTTGCTCTCAACTATACATTTGGTGGTGGTATACCATTTGGTAAAGTACTTGAAGTAGCTGGAGAAGAATCCTCTGGTAAATCCCTTATTGCATATAACTTTGCATATACTTGTCAACAACTTGGTGGGCATGTTATATGGGTAGATGCCGAACAGTCTTGGATGAACTCTTGGGCAGAAGCTAATGGAGTAGACCCAGAAAAAGTTACGGTATTAACAGATACTCGAATCGAGTATATTTCTGACGCAGTAGCAGATTTAGCAATTTACTTACGTTCTCAATTAACTAATAATGAACCGATTCTCTTAGTGATAGATTCTATTGCTGCTATGGATTGTGCAGATAACATAGATTCTAAAATGGTAGAGGGTAAGGCTGAAATGGGAGGTAGAGCAAAAGCTCTTTACAAATACTTCCGTATCAGAAGTGAATTATTCTATAGATTAGGAGTTACACAGATTTACATTAACCAATTAAGAACTGCTTTAAATGTCGGATTCGGAAAAGATAATACAACTACTACAGGAGGTGCAGCACTCAAATTCTATGCTTCAATCAGAGCTGCTTTCTATTCAGGAAAATCTATCACAGTTAAGCAAAACGGTAAAGAAAGAAAAGCTGGAAAGCTTGTCACAATTAGACTTATTAAAAATAAGGTTGCTCCTCCAAGACCTACAATCAGCAAATGTCCGGTTTACTTCAACCCTAAATTCCATGAAGTTGGATTTGATAGATGCTATGCCTTAGAAGATGTATTAGTAGAGAATGACATCATCGAAAAATCCTCAGGTGGAGTTTATAAGTTCAAAGGGAAGACTCTTGCAAGAGGGGAGGAAAAATTCCAAAAACTTCTTGAAGAAGATGATGAACTTCGTCGTAAATTACTTCGTAAAGCTGGAATAAATACTATTGGTGCTACTAGAAAGAAGATAGTAGCATTGACTACTAATTTATATCCAGTAGATGGAGTAGAATATGAATCATTTAACGAATCAGATGACGAGGAGGAAGACGATGAGTAAGAAAACAGTATTATTGATTGATGGAGAGAACATTCTCCATCAATCTTTTCACAAGTTCGAGAAACTTAAATCCACAGACGGTAAACCAAGTGGAGCAATATTTGGATTTTTCAAATCACTTCACATGTATCTTACCAGGTTTGAACCCAACGAAGTAGTTATAACCTTTGATAACGGTCATTCACCAGTAAGGGATAAGTTATTGCCTAACTATAAGGGACACAGAAAAAATATATCGGTTGATTATGAATCCTTGCAAATACAAAAGGCAATTATAATGAAGATATTAGGTATGCTAAGAATTTCTTATATATTTGATAAAAGGAATAAAACTCAATATGAGGGAGATGATTTCTTAGCATACCTAATTATTAATACTTATCGTTCGGATAATGTAATCTTGGTATCATCAGATAAGGATTTTAATCAACTTCTAAACAAGAACGTTAGGATATTAAATCCAAGAAAGGATGAAGTTATTCGAGTGGGTAATTGTAAAGAACTCTTCGGTTATCATTCACATGAGACTGTTCAGTATCTTGCAATGGTAGGTGATACTTCTGACGATATCCCAGGTTTTAAGGGTATAGGTCCAGTAACTGCAAGAAAGATATTAGACGAATATAAGTCAATCTACAAATATTTGGAAGCTAAGCCAAACAAGGAGTATCAAGAAGCTTGGGATAGAAATCGTAAACTCATTGACTTATTCTGGTTTGTAGGTAATGTACCATTAGATAAGATGCCTATCAAAAGAAAGAAGACTTTCAACTATGATAAATTTAGGAAGTTGTGCATAGAGTATTCTCTTGCTTCGTTCCTAACTAAAGAATTTATTAAACCTTTTAAAGAGTTATCCGAATGAAAATCATGTTTGCAGGTGCAAGTGGAGTTGGGAAAACCACTTTAGCAAAAGAAGTTCCCGGGATGATTAAGTTTGATGTAACAGAATACCCTCCAGTATTGGATTTTATATCTGGTAGTGTATCAGACTTAATACCTAAAACAAAGGATATGTCTCATAAAGAGATGTTAGAAAGGGATTCAAAGGATTTGTTACTCGAAGATTTTCAGGTAATGAACCTAAGAAACAAAATGTTCAGAGATAGGGATAGATTTGTTACAGATAGAAGCTATCTTGATTTAGCTGCCTATTTCTATTACAAGCAAGCCAAGAATGTTCCTAAATGTGAAATGGAACACTTTTTCGAAACTTGCAAGATGTTACTCAATCAGCAATGTACTCACCTCATTCTATTAGACTTTACTACTGCAATGGTAAAGGAATGGGTTATGGAAGATAATGGCAAACGAATAGAGAATAATTACTTCCAGTTCTTAATATCTTCTATAATGGATAACGTATTGAACTTGTGGGGATTCTTACCAACTAAGGAAATATCTTCTATCTATAAGAATATATTTAAGAATCAACTTTTGGAATATGGTGCAACAGAAGGAGTAATCAAATCCCTGTATGGTGAAACTAAAGTTCTCTGTATAAGAGAAGCTAATTTGGATATTCGTAAGAAACTTATTATTGATTTTCTTCATGAGTAAGGAAGTAGTATTTATAGCATTCTCGGATTTGCACATAAATCTATGGGCAAAATTCAATGAGAACAACAATAGGACCTTGAATAGTATCAAGGTCCTTGACGTTATTGCAGGTCAATGTGAAAAGTACAAATGTCCTGCTTTGTTTTGTGGAGATTTATTTCATAAGCCAGAATCAATTGACCAAGATTTAGCAATATTCGTTGCTGAACAGTTTGATAGGTTAGAGAGTAACTATCCAAAATTCAAAATGATTTATATAGACGGGAATCACGATTTGAAATCTGTAAATCGTATTGATAGGATAACTAAGGGATGGCCTTTTGTATTTCATAAGAATTTTATGAGCTGTGTTAATCTAACTAGAATCAAATGGTGTTCTTATGGAGATTACCACATTTATGGGGTTCCATACATTGATAATAATGTAGGTTTAAGTGAATATCTTAAGAAACTAAAATTAGATAAGAATGTAAGGAACATACTTCTTCTTCATACTGACTATCCCGGAGCAAAGGATACCGATGGTAGGGAAGTTGATTCTGTAGAAAATCTCAATGTAAATATCTTGAATCGATTTGACTTGGTATTATGTGGTCATATACATAAACCTCAAAGACTATCAAAGAAGGTTTATATGATAGGAGCACCTAATCATCAAAGGAGAACAGATAGAGATTGTAAATTGGGTTATTGGAAGATTTATTCAGACTTATCAATGCAATTTGTACACCTTAAGCAATTTCCTAAATTCGTAGATGTAGAATCTGATGAAGATATTAGGGATGATGGCAATTATTATACCGTTTTACCTAAGAAAACTAGTAACTTAGTAAATACTAACCATAAAATTACTAAGCAACTTTCTAAGAAAGCTCTAGCAAGGAAGTATCTTAAGGAAAAAGGTATAACTGAACAAGATAAGAAAGAACTACTGATTGACATACTTAAAAAAGCTGAATCATGTTAACATTTACAACAATGAACGTAGTAGGATTCTGTTCAATAGAAAACCTACATATACCTTTAAACCCAAGTTGTACCATACTTATCAAGGCACCGAATGGTAAAGGTAAATCAACTATCTTATCGGCATTGGTATGGGCAATATATGGTAAAAACCTAAAAGGAGTATCAGAAGTAACTACCTGGGAAAAGGTAAGACCTAAAGATTACCAGGGAGTAATGGTAGAGGTATTCTTTCAAAAAGGAGAACATATCTATAAAATTATCAGATGCCAGAAATGCAATATAGTTCTTGAGGATGGAGCTAAAGGTAAAGATAGGCTTATCCTTATGAAAGACAACGAGGTAGTGAATGTAAAGGGTAAGAATAAACTCCAAGATGCCATTAATGCAGAACTTGGTTTATCCTATACTCTATTCATGAACTCCATTATGTTTGGGCAGGGTATTAAAAGATTGATACAAGAATCTAATTCAGATAAGAAGAAGATATTCGAAGAAGTATTTGATTTAGAATTTCTTAACATTGCCAAAGGTATAGCTATGCAGGATAAAAATAACCTATTAGCTCAGGCAAACGAAGTAGAACACCAATCTGCTTTATTAAAGAAAGAACTTGAAGCAAATAAGGAAGCTTACTTTGATTTACGTGATAGAGAGAAAGGTTTCAAAGAAAAAATAAAGTCAGAACGTAGAGAATTAAAGAAAGATAGGGAAGACCTAACTAAGCAACTTATTAAAAAACAGCAACAACTTAAGGACGAGGTAGAGCAGAGTCTTAGGATTAAGATTAAGAAACATACTGATTATGTAGATGGTCTTAAATCTAAAATAAAACACAACCGTAATATTTCAGGAGTATCATTACCGGATTTTGTAAAGAAACTCAAGATACAGTTAGATAAAGGCCACTACAAACGTGCTAAAGAGAGCGTAGATATTATCTATAAAGCAATTATAAACTCAGACAAACTACAAGAAGAATATGAGGATGCTCTGGGTAGATTGGATGAGTTGAGAACTACGAATGAGAAGTATAAGAGACTTCAAAAAGAATGCGATGATATTGCTTCTGATATTGCTGATATTGACGAGGAGTTGGAAAAGCTCAAACAAGAGAAACTTAAGGTTATGTCTCCTAAATATAAAGAGAAACTTAAAGAGATTAGAAAAACTCTTCGTAAGGTAGATGAGGATTACCACAATAAAGAGTTGGAGTTAGAAAACTACAATTGGTTAATCAATGACCCTCTCGGTAACAACGGAATAAAGGCTTACTTATTCGATTCATCACTGGATATGTTAAATAGAACCCTTGATAAATACTCTCAAGTATTGGGATTTAGGATTGAATTTAACATAGACCTGGGTACTGCTAGAAAAGAATTTTTTACTTTAATTGAAAGAGATGGGCAAATTATTGATTACGATGAACTTAGCGGTGGAGAAAAACAATTGGTAAATGTGGCAATGGCATTTGCAATGAATGAATCTCTTACAATGTCTAAGGGTATAAACCTTGCCTTTTTGGATGAGGTATTCGAATCATTAAGCTCTGATAATGTAGAAGTAGTAACCTCTTTAATCAGACATACTTTTGCAGATAAAACCCTATTCTTAATTACTCATTTAGATTCTCTTCCTCTATCAAATACGAAAATCCTGCAAGTCGAAAAAGTCAATGGCCTAAGTAGTTATAATTTACTATAATGTTATAACTACAAGACATTAACCTATGAACTCAAAAAATAAAGGAAACAGATTTGAAAGAAAAATAGGAGCCTGGTTTACTCAGTGGACTGGGTTCAAATTTGAAAGGAATCGGGCAGGTTCAGGAGCTTGGCATTCTAATAAGGATGCCACTTCTGATTTAACCTGTACAGATGAAAAACATGCTCATCGCTGTAAGATATCTATCGAATGTAAAAATTACAAAGATATCAAATTCGAACATGTACTGCTTGGAAACAAAACTTGTGATATCCTAAGATTTTGGGAACAAGCAAGTAAGGATGCTAAAAGGGCAAATAAACTCCCTATATTATGTATGAGGTATAACTCTATGCCTGCAAATGAATTTTTCTTTGTAGTAGAAGGGGGACCTGGTACTCTGGGAGATTTTATATGGGTACAATCTAAAAAACCCAGTATGTCAATCAGTACTTCAGTTAATCTTTATGTATTTCTTGCAAGTGATATTCTGGAGAATGTTAATTATAAGCAAGTACATAAGCAAGCTAAGTTAATCATTAAAAAGAAATAATATGAAACGTATCCCTTATTCTTATTGTATTTTCTACATAGAACGAAAGTATTATCAGAACATTAATAAAGAACTTAAAGAAAAGGGATATAAAAAAGTACGTGCCATTATCCCTACGATAAACGTTTTAAAGAAAACCGCAAAGGGTAAGATGATATTCGAAGAAGTACCTATCTTATTCAATTATGGTTTTATCAAGATGCCTACAGAGTTAGCGTACTCTAGACCTTTTCTAAACAAACTGAAGAGAAGTATATCAGGTATAAGAACTTGGTTAAAGTCTACAGAGACTCTTCATGAAAGAAAGAAGAAAGCTAGAATAGATAATTCTGAAGACTTTGATGATTTCTCATTGGTAGCTACATGTACCAGAAAGGATGTTAAAAGGTTTAAGAGGATGGCAAAAGAAGGAAAGAAATATTCTGTAGACGATTTGATGAATGTTAAGATAGGCGATTACTTAGTACTCAAAGGTTATCCTTACGAAGGAATAGATGCTACGGTATTAGGTATAGACCACATAAATAAAATGGTACAACTTCTTTTATATCCGGAAATGGGTAAAATGGAAATATGGTTACCCTTTGATAACGTAATCTATAGCGTGTACCAGAATTATGACCCAGATAAGTTATATGCTAACTCCCAAGATTATGACCCAAATGAGATAACAAGTGAATCAATAGATAGAATAATGGATTTTAGGAGGAATTAATATGAACGATGCTCAGAAGAAAGCTTGGGACTGCTTAAACGAAATAGAGAGGCAGTCTTTATTCCTTCAGTTATCAGAAAGCAAATCCTCATGGGAAGCTGGTGAAATTTTAAAGTTGTCACATTACAAGTATTTAGAAATCAGAGAAAGGTCAGAAAAGTTCTTCAGATTATTCTCTGATTTTTTCGAGTTACACACTTCTATTTTTCGACCTGACTGCCCTTGCGAACGAAGCTTTTGTGATTTTATTGAAGGATGTATTGAAAAGAGATTAACAAGGAAAGAAGCTAGTCTATATACTGGAGACTCTTCTAACTTACTCTCAAAGGTAAGCAATAGTAATATCGAAAGAAATATGAAAAGACTCAAAGAATCAGAAGACCCCTGGGACTTAGATTCAATGAGGTTAATTCTAGAGTTCGATAGGTGGAATAACTTTAGGATTCTACCAAGAATGCTACAACAGCCTTCTGCATTTAAAAGGCGGTTGAATAAGAAGGACAAGATATACATTAAATACCTTTTAAACCGAGTACCAGAATGGATGCACACAAAATTGAAAGAAAGGTTTAGATATAAAGTAAAACCCGGAAAAAAGAAATACTGGGTATGCTTAATATCAGAAGAATTATATACAGATGGATATTTGCTAATGCCAGTAAGACCTTTAGATGAGGTAGTTAGTGAATTTAGTAGATTCTATATGTATGTATTCGAAAAGAAAGATGATGCAGATACATTTGGATTTATGGTATCCAAGTTTATGATTAAAACAGTTGATGTAAAATTAGGACAACGCTTCTGGCCTGAGTACAGATGCTGCGTGGAAAAAGCAGTTAACTATAATCAAGTGAATAATATAGAATTCAGTATTAAGAAACTTGATATGGCCTTCAATGCTGATAAGGTTAAAAAGAAAAGGAAGAAAAAGCCTAAATCAACGGCTGCTGAACGCATATCAGATACCTCAGCTTTTTATAAAAATAAGTAGAAATATTTCTTTATATAAATAAAAAGTATTATATTTGCAACAAATTAAAATAAAAGATATGAGAAAGAACAAAAAGAATAAACCAGCACCCTCAAAAGAAAAAGCCAGTTTCCTTGGTTCAGCCGGGAGGAATATGACTTACAGGGATTTAAAAAGAAAAGCCATAGTATTGGGTATGCCTTTCCCTGATGCATGTGCTGCTGGAGTTTTCGATTTAATTGGTTATATCGAAAGGTCAACTAATAAACCAGACAAATCATTGATTGACCAATATGATGATTGGATGGATAAACAATTAGAGAATATAGGTTATTCAAAAGATGACCCTCTAAGGAATTCAAAATTAAGGCTTGGGTTTCTTGGAGAAGAAGGAGAAGATGGGCAAAGGAAATCCAAAAGGGTTCCAGGAATAAAAAAGCCAAGGGAAAAGAAACCACCAAGAGAAAGGGATGAATTCAATCTCATCAAGGGAACTAAGAAATCCTATGTATGGTCATTGGTTGCAAAGGGTTATGATTTAGAAAGAGTAACTAGAAGGATGAAAAAGAAGTTCCCAGATGCAAATGATAAATCGATAACACTTTGGTTTAGAACTGCAAGGAGGACTATGAGTAATGGTAAAGCTAAAGGAAAGTAGTAGGGAACCAATCCGAAAAGATAGATATTATATATGGACATGGAGACCAGATACCACCAACAAACGTATTACCGAAAAAAGTTTATATCGGAAACACTTAACCGGTATACCTTATTTCACAAGGTATCAAATAAAAAAGACTTTGGTTTATATGTACGGAGTAGATGTTCTTCAATATATTCATATCATATCAGGCAGGAAATTACTTAGGCAAGGGATAAGAATACTTCAAGATATGAATGGTCTAAGACATAAATCTGGTTCTACTAAATTCTGGTATAAAGGGAGATTAGTAAAAGCCAGGAAGTTTATTATCCCGGATGAATATAAAATTGATAAACACAGAAGACGAAGGTTCATGGTTCAAATGCACCGGGTCTTTAAATCAAAAGGAAAGAAGGTATTCAATGAAAGGTACTCACAAAAATTGTATGGACAACGGGAAGGCATATCTTCCAAGTATATCCGGAAGAAGAGAATACAAATCCATTCTGCTATCTTACAGGATTTACAACAGGCTGAGTCAAGAGGAAAAGAATAAATATAATATTTTTTCTTTGCAATATCCCCCATTGGTATGTTCCTTGGCCTTGTATCTAAGAAAGAAATTAGATATCCCGATACAGAAAGTACTATTTATCAAAGCACAAAGGGATATGCTTGATATCTTTTATGATGAATCTTTAAATCATTTGGGATGGCAACCAAAAGAAAGGTTCTTAGTAAAAGCTTTAAGATTTCAGGGATTCACTCCTGTAAGCAAATATAGGATGAGAAGTAAATATGCCTACATTATGACAAACAGGATGCTAGAAAATGAATATTGGGTATTTCCCATGAGATTAGCTGATAACTATAAATCAATGCAAAATCCAAAATACAAATTCTATACCGAAGTATTTGGTAAGGTTGGTATTCCTGGAATAATTAAAATTAAATACAGCAATGGAAACTAAAAACCCAGTACCGGAAGTAAGGGTACATAAACAATTAAATCCGTTCATGGGTAAATCCTTTAAGGTTAATACCTATAATGACCAGGATGAAGTTATCGATACAGAAGATGTAAAGATAGAATCTCAAGAAGAACTAAAGACCGTAATTGATGAGGTAAAACAATATAATATTGCATTTGCTTATCTTACGGGAAGCGAAAGAAAATACAAGAAACTTATAACAGAGTGATATAACTATTGATTATTAACATTTAAACATTTACGAAAATGGCTAAGAAAAAAGAAACCAAAAAGGTAGAGTTAAAGGAAGTATCTCGCAAAGAGATTAATGGTGCAATCATCATTACTTACGAGGATGGCTCAGTAAAAATTATCCCAGCTCCTATTATGTTGTCTGCCGAAGAAGCAAAAGACTTCTTTGCTTCAGAAGAGGAAGATGATGACGACGAAGACGAGGAAGAAGAAGAAGAGGACGATGACGAAGATTCCGATGAGGATGATGATGATGAGGACTCTGATGAAGAAGATGAAGATGACGAGGATGATGAAGACTCGGACGACGATGAAGATGAGGACGAAGAGGAAGAAGAATAAGATTTATTGCTGTCTCTTATACACATCTCCGAGCCCAC